GAGCATCCGACTGTTAATCGGACGGTCACTGGTTCAAGCCCAGTCGCAGGAGCCAAGGCGGAAACCCTTACGCGAGTAGGGTTCAGCCGCAGTTGCGGGAACGGTTGCGGAAGCGTCCGAAATGGTCATTCTCTCCGATTCTCAGACAAACTCGAAAAACCAGCCCAAAAAACACACGAAAAAGTGCCGCGACACGCCGTAACAGCAAATTCGCACGTCAGGTGGGAAGGTTCATGAAACCCTGAGAGAACGCCATCCAAACGTCTCACAGGGCATAACAGCCGGTATCATGCGGAACCATCCAAATCCGACACGCCCATGCCGTTCTCTCCAAAATAGGGAGAGAACACGATGCATGAGCCGTCCGGAACCACGAAGGCCGCCACACGGCATAGGGAACCATGTGGCGGCCTTCATAGACATAACCGCAATCAGCAATCTCAGGAAAACCCAATCAAGCAGGTACAACCCTAATAATCTTCTTTATTTGGATTGCGTCATCATGTTGACCGAACACGAGGACATTCGACCATCGTGGTCGAAAACGCGGTCATAAAACGGTCAAAAAAGGTCGAATGGCACAACCGTCATCATGGCCGAATCAGACGCCAAGGCACTCCCTGGCCCATCGTTCCACTGCGGCATTCTCCGCATCGTCGCCCAGTAGGAGCAGAAACCCAGCGTTCTTACCAAGCGAAGCAGGTTCGATGGTCTTAATGATGCCGCGATCACGCAGGAACACCCAGGCATCGCTGATGCTCTTCTGGATACTGTTCTCACGGGTCTTCATCTTCGCTTCCGCATTACCGCCCATCGCCTGTTCGGGAGTGAGCATCACCATTCCAAGCGAGTCTGAGATAGCACGCCATCCAAGCGTGTAATAGCGGCATGGCACTTTCTTATCCATGAGTTTCTTTGGAGGACAATTGTTCTCGCTATCCCAATCGTATGTTTGCGAAGCCATGAACATGAGGACGAGTTCGGCGTTCTTGTTGAGGGTCATGTTATCGCCACGTCGAATCGCCATGCGTCCGGCACGGTTTACGTCGTATACGGCTTGCATGTTCTTGTAGCCCATATTTTCCACGTGTCTTTCCCTCCATGCCTAGCGCTATGCTGATGCACGGAGAATCTATGCAAACTGGTTTTCCGATTGCCCTTGTCGCTGTTCGAGAGCGGCAAGGGCTTTTTGCTACTTTCGCCTATAACTCTAACTCTACACATGGATATAATTACAACTACTGTCGGGTAGTAGATACTGATAGTTTGTCGGTGTAGCTCCAGTTACATGTATATAAGTATGTACATGGTTATACATTCTTCTTACATTGTGCGTTTGTCATGATTTTGCCAATTAAAAAGCACAAACGGTCAGAAAGAGGGTATGAAAAACCCGCCTGCAACAAAACAGACGGGCACGAGAAAAACATGGTTCACATAGGACTGCTGGCGAGAGTGATAATCATAGCCAGGAAGCATACGCCGACAGCGACTCCAATCACAATCCAACAATTTCGCACATGGATGGAATTACGCGACTCGATATAGTCCAGAGCCTTCGCCCTCACATTCCGCTCGATGGCATCTGGTGCGGAATCGGTCTTGGCCGCGATCTCATACAATTCGTGCAACGTCGGCTTGCCGCCGTCCGCATCGTCGATGCGTTCCAACTCGTATTGGGTACGCCAGTCAATCAACCCGGACATGCGAATGCCGTTCCGCACGGCCATCTGGATCAGCAGAACGAACGCGGCCATACCGATGGCGATACCGGCGATAACGAATATAGGAACCATGATGTCCTCCTTGCTCTCCTGCAATATGTCTCAACAAGGATTATCCACCCAAACAGGCCGTAAACACGCATTAAGCGTTTCTCATACGGGGTATCCCCGTAAATACCCTCGCTTTTGAGACAGCACGTATCAAAACCGCGTGTCGGATTGAAACATGCGTTCGAGTGGATATATCATGCAAGTGAAAGACGAACACATGTTCGATTAAGGATATAAAAAGGAGGGCCACGCCCCGTCCTGCCAGATGAATGCGTGACCCTCGAAGAACACCTACAAGGAGGTGTTATGGTCTAGTCTACTCCTTCTTATCCTTTATGCCACGAACTGCATCAAGTAGTCCGAATGCGTTTCCGTATCCCAGAGCCTTGGCTAGATTGTCCAAATCATCCGTAGTCCAAGAGGCTAGACCTTTGATTCGTAGAGAAGCATAGGACTGGCTCTTGTCGATGATTCGTCCGGTTCTGGCCTGCGACCATCCGGCCTTGTTGATCATCGAAGCGACCGTCTCGGCTATTAGCTTTGTTGCGGCACTGGTTTCCTTGAGTTCGGTATTGCGCACCACTTTTGTTTCACCTCCTAACTCTATTGAGTTTATTTGTTGACATATGTAATGGTATGAACTAGAGCGGTACGACACGCCGACAAATCTGTAAATAGCTCTATTGAGTTGACAAACAATAAAAAACGATTATTCTTAGTCTCAGAAGTTAGCTCAATAGAGTTAAACAACGAGGCTGAATAGGAAAGGAGCAACGAGCATGACGTTTCAGGAATCAATCTCGAAGGCGATTGAATCCCAGCGCAACCGGCTGGGAATCACAGCGACGGAGCTTTCCAAGCGGCTCGGAATTTCACGCCAGTACTATTACATGCTTAAAAGCAACGATGCCCTGTGGAAGATCGAGCAGCTAGGCAAAGTCGCATCCGCACTGGAACTCAAATCAGTATGGGAGCTTATCGACTTAGCTAAGTTCGAGGATTCACTGAACACCACCATGAACGGCGAGTCCAATGAAGCGGAGCATGAGCAATGAGTGCCGAGGTACAACAGTTTACTTTCAACGGTTCAGCATTCCGCGCATTGAATGACGAATTTGGAGAGTCTTGGTTCTCAGGTCAGGATGTGTGCAACATCCTTGGGACAGGCACTAACCACCTGCGCGAATACCTCGATGAAGACGAAATCACCAATATCCGCAATACGGACATTGCTCAAAACGGAGGTAAAGCGCCGGTCTTCATCAGTGAGCCGGGCTTGTACAAGCTGATTATGCGTAGCCGCAAGCCAGAAGCCAAGGAATTTCAGCGTTGGGTCACTCACGAGGTGTTGCCGTCCATCCGCAAGCATGGCGCTTACATGACTCAGCAGACTTTGGATAAGGCGCTCACCAGCCCCGACTTCCTAATCCAACTCGCAACCAAGTTGAAAGAGGAACAGGAGAAGGTCAAGGAGCTTGAGCCGAAGGCCAAGGCGTTGGATGACTTCACCAACGTTCCCGATGCTCTGCTTGTCCGTGACGCGGCGAAACTCCTAAGCAACGATTCCAACATTCAGATCGGTGAGCATGAGCTGCGCCAATGGCTCGTGGATAACGGTTGGATTTACCGGCAGTCCAACCAGTCATGGTGCGCGGCGTCAAGTCGCGTGAGGCAAGGCCATATGGTCATGGTGTCCTCCCGTTCCCACGGAATCCACAAGGATGGCACGCCATTCGCCTATCCGCCAACCCCGAAGCTGACACGCAAGGGATTGGCGCTTATCCACCAGCGGTTGTCCGAACAAAGTTTCGAGCGAGTGCTTGACGCGGAGGTGGCGGCATGACGTTGTTGAATCCTCCGGCGCCGCCGCATGAGTTCGTTCTTGACGAGGGTGGGCACTGCGTCTTCCGTATCAACGATCGGAAAGGCGGGTCAATCGTCGAAAAAGATGGACTCAAGACGAGCACGTTGTATGAGGTTCCCGAATCGAAACTAGGCGCGTTCATCCAATGGGCCGCTGACGTTCACGGCCAATCAAGATAGGAGCAGGTTTTGACAGACAGGAAGGTTGTTGTCGAAGAGGAGATTTTCGACAGGCAGGAAGCTGCCAGGTATCTCAAGCTTGGAGCGGACAAGTTCGACAAACTGTACAGGGTGTGCGCCGACTATCAGGGCGGCAAGACCGTCACGTACAAGAAGTCGAAGCTTCTCGACCGTTACGACCAGGTGTGCGAGAGTTCACGGGAGGTTTCGGAATGACCGGCGCTCAGCCTGATGTCGCGTGGAGCGTCCAGACGGGCATCGACTTGGATGCCATGCTCGCCGCCAACGCGGGTTGGATTGAACGGGTCAGACATAAGACCAAACGTGACTATCAGCGGGATAAGCCGGTATTGCAGCGAGTGTACGAGTCGCTTCGCATGAAGTATGAGACCGGTTTCAGTACCAGTTCGTACAAGATCGCGGAAGACCTGCAATTGGCTCAGAGCGTTTTCTACAGAAGTTTGCGCAAGCTTGTTTCCTGTGGGCTTGCGGAAACGTTTCTGACGCATGGGAGGAATTGTTTCAGGCCGACAGGCTTGGAACCGACGAAAGGATTTGATTGGAATGAATGACAGTGTTTTGGTGAAGCTTGACCAGCTTTTCGATAAGTTGAAGACCGCAAGCGACGGAGACGATTGGAATACCGTGCGCGGTCTGGTCGCACAGGTCGCATCACTCGTCAAAGTGTATGAAAAGCCACTGCCCGAAGAGCCGAAGGAGCGGGGCTTCTATGTCACCGCGAATGATGGTCTGCTCCTGCATAAGGACATCGATGATGACTGGTCGGCGCGCACATGGGATGACTCGGCTAATCCCATCTGGAATGGCAATAGACCGTATGTGAAGTGGCCGACTGTCTGCGAAACGCTCCCGCCTGAAGCTTTCCCGTTAAAGCGAGTGAACACGGGAGACGGTAACGATGACTGACCATGATTACTGGCTTGAAGACATGCAAGCAATGAAGAAGCGGCAGAAGCCGAACTACCCGCGCCGCCGCATCAAATTCGCCCTCGCGGTGGTCGCCCTCATCGTCACATCCACACTCATGCTCACCTGGCATGGCAGCACCACCGCCGCGCTCATGGTGGAAGGCGTGTACATCGCCACCGCATTGTGGCTGATCGTCAGATTCGCGCCACGCGACTAAAGACTTCCCGCTGGCTGACAGTCCAAACAAACAACCAAAAATCGGGTTGTTCCGCAGGATACCCACGTTCACTCATTCGTCGGCCAGTGGGGACCATAACTGAAAACAGATATTATCCACGCGCCTACGAACTCAATACCGCGCAGCAAATCACGTAGGCGCATTGGCCGCACATGGTTGTGGGATTCATGCCGGACTCCTTAAGTTTGACAACTCATGAATCACCTTATCCATCTCGCATTCAGGTTTTGACATTTCCTGTTGCCGTGATGTTGGCCGTGAACCCGTTCAGGTCGGGTTCCAACGGTTTTGCATCATTCATTGGCGTGAATCCTAACAGGTTCGACTCCTGTTGCGGCCACTGTCCCCACCGGTTAGTGCGATTGCCGGACTGGGGATTTGACGTGGATTGGATGACTCGGGGTCTCTGGTTCTTCTTCCCCTACGGGTCGCGGGTTCGACTCCCGCCCACGTCCGAAGCCGTCGAGAGACGGCCCATCATAATTGAAAACCCGGTTGACGGGGGAGCCTAAAAAATCATATTCCAAAGTCGATTTCTCTAGGCGCTTACATACACACTCTCTCCCGTCAACCACTGCTGGTGCAAGGAACGTGGCCGCTGCTATCTCAGCCGTTCGATTCATCGGCGGTCAGATGGTTCGACTCCATCCACCAGCACGCAATCACAGAAAGGAAAACTCTCATGGACACCATCAACGTGAATGGCGAAACCTACACGAAAGTACCGGACGAGATCAGCTTGTTCGGACGAACCTACCTGCTGGCGGACGACACCATCCCGGAACCATTGGACGTGTCGGACTGGCATCCAATCGAACCGGATTACCGTATCACGCTCAGGGAATACATGACCCAACAGCATCCAGAAGACGCCAAGCGTAACCTCACCGGACTGGGCCAAGTCGTGAAGAACGTGGTTCTGAATGCCGGTAAGGGAGACTTGTTGGAAGAGAACAGCAATGGTGCCATCATTTACACCCGCTCGTTGTTCCCGCTTGTCGAACAGTGCTACAGGAAGTGGCGTTACCGGAATAATGCCCACATTATGGAACGGAGTGTGGCGGAAGCATGACGGAAGTGAAATTTCCCAGCATGGTTGACATGCCGGACAAGGAGTATTTCGCACATCCGGCAATCGACCAGACTGGTTTGAAGAAGTTCATGGAGTCTCCAAGAGCGTACGCATGGCACAAGCTGAACCCTCTCGACAACAGTACGTTGGCGTTCGGCAAGGCCGCGCACAGTCTCATTCTCGGTAGTGGCCCGAAGGTCGAAAGGAAACTCGACGGGCGCACCAAAGCCGGTAAGGCACAAGCCGAACAAGCCAAATCGGACGATCTGGTAATCCTTTCCGGTTCCGACTATGAGAAGCTTCAAAACATGGTGGATTACGCGCCGGACATGAACAGTCTCGTGGAAGGCAAACCGGAAATCGCCTTGTTCGCCATCGACCCGGCCACTGGGCTGGAACTGAAAGGCAAAGCCGACTGGCTACCCGACCATCCCGGCATGGACGGCGTCATGTGGCTGTACGACTACAAGACCACCGGCCATGACGTGCAGGACTTCACTGGTTCGGCATACAAGTTCGGCTACCACATTCAAGCCGCCTTCTACATGATGCTGTACCGGCTCGTAACCGGATACCAGGGTGCGATGGGGTTCAGGTTCGTCGTGCAGGAGAAGCAGGAACCATACGACTGGATGATCTGGGAACTATCCGAAAACGACCCTGAAATCTCACTTGTCGCCGTGAAGCAGATCCGTGAAGCGTTGGACGGGCTCAGCTTCTACTGGAAGAACCATATTCCGTTGGAAGACATGCTCAACCAAGGATTGCCGAAAACCCCTCTGCCTATCAGATTCACTGACTGGCAGATGAACCATCTGATTGGAGATGATGACCAATGGGAAATGTGATTCCAAAGAATCGTAAAGCCTACGGATACGATTACGCAGACCTTGGCTCGGTGGTCAACTATGTGACCGAAGTGTTGGGATTCCGCGTCGAACAGGACATTCACTACAACAATCTTCCCCAATATCCGAACGGGTACGGGTTCGTCGTTACCCACTATTGGCAGGATTTCAGCAAGTCTTGGAGCGAATACGCGGCACCCGTTCCGATCATTGTTGGCGATTCCGCTGGCAAACGTGAACAGCCGTTCATGCAACGGTACGGGAGTGCGGAAACGTATGCTCGACGCTACAGTCTGCTCACCTTGTTCTGTCTGGCGACCAGTGATGATGACGGACAGTTGGCGGGCTATCAGCGTGGAAATCCGATGAACGAGGAACTACGCAAACAGGTGGCCGCGCTCCTAGCTCAAGGGAACATTCCGGCAGGACGCGAGTCCGAAGCCATCGGCAATCGTATCAAAATGCCTGTGAATTACGCAAGATTGACCGACTGGCAAGCCCAATTGTTCATCAACAGTTTCAAAAAGAATGAAGAAGTCAAGGAGGCCGCATAATGGCTGGAGAAACCGTTATCACGATCATTGGCAATCTGACTAGGGAGCCTGAACTGCGCTCCACCAGCAATGGTGAGAACGTGGCTAATTTCACTATCGCATCATCTGACCGTAGGTTTAACCGGCAGACGAACCAGTTGGAGGATGGTGACACGCTGTTCATGAACTGTTCCGTATGGGGTGGCATGGCGCAGCATGTCGCTCAATCCTTGCACAAAGGTATGGGCGTGATCGCTCAAGGTCGTTTGAAGCAGCGTTCCTATCAGGCCAATGATGGGACTCAACGTACTGTGGTCGAGCTTCGCGTGGACGAGATCGGCCCGAGTCTTCGTAATGCGACTGCCCAAGTGCAGAGGATTCAACGTGGCGGCGCTCAGGCGGCCCCGCAGGGCGGTTTCAATCCGAGTCCGAATAATGTTCCGTCTAACGGTTTCCAACAGCCGCAACAGCCAACCCAGCAACCACAGCAGGGTGCCGACTCGTGGGGAGCGAACAACAATCAGCCTTCCACGTTCGGCAACTTCGGAAACGACACTGATTTCTAATCCAGACTAAAAGGAACCAACATGGCAAACATCATCCCATACAGGGAGTTTCTGAAAAGAAAGGAGCTGCGCGAGCAGGAGACTGGCATCACCGTTAGCCCGCAGCAGCTCCACCCATCCCTGTTCGACTGGCAGAAGCGTATCGTCGCATGGGCTTGCAAAGTAGGACGTGCAGCCATATGGGCGGATACGGGTCTTGGTAAGACCAGAATGCAACTCGAATGGTTACGGCAAGTCTGCGCCGGACATGGGACGGGGCTTATTCTAGCGCCGTTGGCCGTATGCCAGCAAACCATCCGCGAAGGCGCCGCAATCGGCATGGAAGTGCGTTATGTGCATGACCAGTCGGAAGTGTCGGACGGGTTCAGCATCACGAACTATGAGCGTGTGCCGAAACTCGACGTGTCCAAATTCAATGCGGTCGTGTTGGACGAGGCTTCGATTCTGAAACAGTCGGACGGCAAGACCCGCAAAATGCTGATCGACACGTTCAGGGATACGAAATACCGTCTCGCCTGTACCGCCACACCGGCACCGAACGACCCGGAGGAACTATGCAATCAGGCCGAGTTCCTTGGATACGCCACCCGTGTGAAGATGCTTGCCACGTATTTCGTGCATGACGGGAATATTTGGCGTTTGAAAGGTCACGCGGTTAAGCCGATGATGCGGTGGATGTCGCAATGGGCCATCGCATTGCGCAAGCCGTCCGATATTGGCGGTGATGATGCGGGATATGAGTTGCCCGGATTGAATCAGACCGTTGATGTTGTCGCCTATCACGGCAGCATCCCGGAAGGCCAATTGTTCGCAGCTGACCTTGGTGGCGTCGGCGGGCGTGCGAGAGTCCGTAAGGAAACGCTTGTTGACCGTGTGAGCCGGTGTGTCGATCTGGTCAACAACGAACCTGAAGAACAGTGGATTATCTGGGCTGGATTGAACGACGAGGCGGACATGCTGAACAGGCTTATCCCCGGCAGTGTGAATGTGAAAGGCTCCATGTCGCCGGAAGACAAGGCCAAGGCGTTCCTTGACTTCGCTGATGGGAACATTCCGGTGCTGATCACGAAGGGTTCCATGGCTTCGTTCGGTTTGAACTGGCAGAACTGCGCTCGAATGGCGTTCTGCGGTTTGAACGATTCGTGGGAATCCTACTACCAGTCGATACGCCGCTGCTACCGGTTCGGGCAGAAGCGCGTGGTTGACGTGCATGTGGTGGTTTCCGATTTGGAACGCGAGATAGCGGAGAACATCACCCGCAAGGAACAGCAGGCCACTCATTTGAGTGACGAGCTGGTGAAGACGATGAATGAATCGAACTCTTTCGGAAAGGCCGCATGATGGTCGATGAAATGTATATGACCGATGAAGCCAAAGGCAAGGATTGGACACTATGGCTTGGCGACTCGTGCGAACGCATGACGGAAATGGCTGACAACAGTGTTGATCTGAGTGTGAGCAGCCCGCCGTTCGCAAGCCTGTACGTGTACTCCGATTCAACCCGCGACTTGGGCAACAATAGTTCCCGTGAAGAGTTCATCGAGAACTACGGGTACATCATCCGCGAACTGTTGAGGGTCACGAAACCGGGCCGTATCGCTTGCGTGCATGTGCAGCAGGTTGTGACCACGAAGACCGCTGACGGCGTGGTTGGATTGACCGACTTCCGCGGTGATGTGATTCGAGCCTATGTGGAGAACGGTTGGATTTTCCACGGTGAAGTCACCGTGAACAAGAATCCACAGGCTCAGGCCATCCGCACGAAGGCTCAGGCTCTCATGTTCGTGACGAAGAACAAGGATTCCAGCATGAGCCGTCCCGCGTTGGCTGACTATCTGCTGATGTTCCGCAAGCCGGGCGAGAATCAGGTGCCGATCAAGAACGATGTGAGCAACGAGGAATGGATTGATTGGGCGCAGCCGGTCTGGTGGAACATTCGAGAGACCAACACGCTTAACGAGCGTCTTGGGCGAGAGAACACCGACGAACGCCACATCTGCCCGCTGCAATTGGATTTCATCGAACGGTGCATCCGCTTGTGGAGCAATAAGGGCGAGCTTGTGTTCGACCCGTTTGGTGGCATCGGCTCGACCGTGTACGAGGCAATCAAACTTGGCCGCAAGGGCATGAGCATTGAATTGAAGCCTTCCTATTGGGATGCGTCGGTGAATCTGATGCGCGATCTTGAAGAGAAGCTTGGAGAGGCGACACTGTTCTGATGGTTCCGCTCTCTGGGATTACCGAACCCGCATGGTGCGACAAGCATGGGGTCGAATATTACGGCCCCACTTGTCCTGAATGCGAGTCGGAAGCCGAAGACTATTGGGATGATATTGGAGACGCGAGCATATGGGATTTATGACCTATGATTTCGACATTCCAGGCGAACCCGTCGCGAAGGGCCGTCCACGATTCTACGGGTATCGGGCTGTGACCCCCCAGCATACGAGGGATGCTGAGGAACTGGTGCGGAACCAATTCCACATGTTCTACCCTCATGCCGAACCATTGGACGGGGACGTGATGATGATTCTCATGTTTTATAAGGGGCGTCATGGGAAACCGGATTTGGACAATCTGGAAAAGCTCGTCAAGGACGCGTTGAACGGTTTGGCCTACGTGGATGACCAGCAGGTGAAACTCACGTTGTGCGCCATGCTGGAACCCGACCGTATGGCATGGGGACAACGGGCGAAACGGCTTGTCAAACGTCGGCAGGGAATGCCGTTGACATACGGCGGCAATCCTTATGAGCCGCATACGGAAATCCATATAGAACCCTTGCATGACATTCACGGCGGGTTGGAAAGTCTCGTCAGAAACACGAAGGAGATGATAAGCGATGTCGGAAACCAGCCTGAATACCGGTGAGATGCTGTTCCAACTGCGTGTCTGGGATTACTTGGCTTGGGCGTTGGACGATAAGCGTCTCGACCATGTTGAGAACCTGTACTACAAGGGGCGGCCGATCAGTGTTTCGACGTTCGCCAATCCGAACGTGCCGATGGTGAAATGCTTCGATAAGGCTGAACTGTCGGCTGGTGACATTGATTCCGAATATCCGTTCGTCATACAAGCCGATGGCATGTTCGATGCTGACGTGATGGACGAGCGTGAGTGGATCGCGTCTCAACCCGCGTACACGAGTCTGAGCGTGTGGGACAAGTTCGAGACTCTGCTACCGGCCAAACCGTCTATGGAATGCGTTGACTCGGGCACTCGAATGTTCATCCGATTCACATTGGGTGAATTGGCGGGCATGTTGAACAGTGGATTGCCGCTCGGAGGTGGACGATGATTCTTCCAGCAGTCAACGTCAACGGCATCCATTTGAGCAGCCAACAGCATGAGGCGCTTGTCAGCATATGGCGTACCGGTCGAATGCCGGAAGCTCAAACAGGTCAGAAACCGTGGCTGTGGATTCAAGCGCTCAGACGGCGCGGCTTGGTATCCGGCAATGCGCTCAGACTGACCGACAAGGGACGCCATATCGTCCAACTCCTACAGGACAGGAAAGCATTCCGGTCTCAAAGCACCGCCGACAATCCACACTACGGAGCTTACTGGGACGCCTACTACGCCGACCAGTCCACATACCCGTACAAGCCGACGTTGGAAATCATTTGCGAAAGGAACTGTGATGAAACTTGACCCGCCACCGGACTTGGTTGAAATCGCTGAAGCCCTGGACGCGATGGCGAAACCACACGTGGGAAGCGGCTGGGCGAACACCAACTACACCGATCTGCCCTGCACCACGCCACGGCAGGAGGCCATCTGGATGGCATACAACGGAATCACAAGAGGAGAGGATTAACGGGCGATGTGGTTCAAGATCGATGATGGGTTCTGCATGAATCCGAAGACGGCGATGCTGTCCAATGACGCCACCGCATTATGGCTTCGTTCAGGCACGTGGGCCGCGCAACAGCTGACAAAAGGACGTGTCCCAGCGAACATGATTCCCATGTTCCGTTGCTCCGATGATTCGGTTCAGGAACTCTGCGATGCGGGCTTGTGGGAGTATGACGCCGACAAGGACGAATACGTGTTCCATGATTGGGCTGACTATCAGCCGGACGGTGACGAAGTGGATGCCAAGCGCAGGAAGCGGAGTGAAGCTGGCAAGAAGGGTGCGAGCCGTCGTTGGAAGAAGCCCGAGAATGGCAAAAATGGCAAACCGATGGCAAATGCTATGGCAAACGCATGGCAAACCGATGGCAAATGCCATGGCAAACCAATGGCAAACGCATGGCAAGACGATGGCAAACCGATGGCAAACGCATGCCCCGTACCCGTACCCGTACCCGATAAGAAAGAAGAAGAATATTATTCTTCTTCCAAAGAAATGACACTTGCCATGTTCCAAGACTCCACGGAGTTGACGGCGGCGTACAGCATGATGCGAACCGCTTACCCGAACTTGGATTTACAGGATGCTTGGAACGCTTTCTCCGTCCGCCACTATGCCAGAATCAGCACCGTGGGGGATTGGATACGCCTATGGCGTGGCTGGTGTGAGAACCGGGCGCAAATGGGTGGTATCCCACCGTCGAAGCCACACGTCCACACTTGGGCTTGCGAACACACGTTGAAAGCCTTGCACCTCCAATCGCAGGATGACGTGACCGACATGGCGTCAGCCGTCAAAAAAGCCAATGAGCTAAACCAGAAGGAAGAACCCTAGTGAAATACATCAGCCTGTTCAGCGGCATTGAAGCAGCAACTGTCGCATGGCAAACACTCGGATGGGAGCCAGTCGCATACGCCGAAATCGAACTATTCCCCAAAGCAGTACTCAAACACCACTATCCGAACGTCCCAGACTTAGGGGACATGACGAAAGTTAATTGGAAGGAATACCACCATGCAGCAGATGTCGTTGTGGGAGGAAGCCCCTGCCAGGCATTCAGCATCGCCGGACTCAGGAAGGCTCTGGACGATCCACGCGGCCAGCTCATGCTCGAATATCTCCGAGCTTGCGCAGAAATTGATCCGGAATGGATCGTATGGGAGAACGTGCCCGGAGTACTGTCGGCTGAACGCGGACGGGCTTTCCAGTCGCTCCTTGAAGCCGTGGCCGAACTCTGGCCTGATGGGGGGGGGTGCATGGCGAGTGCTGGACGCTCAGTTCTTCGGTGTGGCCCAACGACGCGAGCGTGTGTTCCTTGTCGTCAACACTAGAGACTGGCGACGTGCCGCCCCGGTTCTTTTTGAGCGCGAAAGCCTGTGCTGGGATTCTGCGTCGAGCCGAGAGAAGAGGGAAACCCTTGCCGGTGGAACTGCGAACATCATTGGAAACGCAGATTCACACGTTGGAGAATGCCTGACACCCGGCGAGAGCCAGGCTCGCCGCGTGTATGCGGCTGACGGCGTGATGCCGACGTTGCAGGCGCGTGAGCATGGCGGACAGAACCAGCAGGCGGTCATGCTGGACTTCCACCAGCAGGATGGCCGTTTCAAAGTGTCGAACCATCCAGAAGTGTCGAACACTCTCACCAGCCACATGGGAACCGGTGGAAACAACGTTCCACTTGTGAAAGCGTTCAATCCGACATTGAGCACTGACCATAATCCAGCCGTCTACGAGGTGGCAGGAAACATCATCGGTCGCGGAGCAATGAACGGCGGGAATCAGCTTGGTGTTGCCGACCCGGACGAAAACGGCGCTTTCACATTGACTTCCACTGACAGACATGCGGTGGTTGAAATCGAGAGAGAGAGAGAAGTGATGTGCAGTGCGGACAGTCAGGCGAACGCGGCACGGTGCTTTAATCTTGCGCCGACGCTGATGGCACATGCAGGGAAAGACGCCCCATTCATCTATCCGACAGCCGATGGGAGAGACTAATGGCCCTTACCTTCAAGATACGCGGTGGAGGAACGGGGGGGGTAAGGGATTTCTGGGACAGGAAGAGCTTTCCGCCACGCTCAGCACACGCAACGACCAGTTTCTACATACGGAGGATTCGATGAATGGTTTGACGGTTCGCAGGTTGACGCCGTTGGAATGCGAAAGGCTTCAAGGTTTCCCGGACGGATGGACGGATATTCCGTGGAAGGGGAAGAAGCACGCGCCGGATAGTCCACGCTACAAGGCGCTCGGTAATTCGATGGCGGTTCCTGTCATGAGATGGATAGGTGAGGGCATCCAATTGGTTGAAGACAACAAGGGATTGTTCCGGGAGAACCCCAGTGAGCAGTGACAATCCATCCAAGGAGACGTGCCGCATGGTTGATGATCGTGATGGGAGACGTTGCGTGCGTTGTGGCCGAAGCTTGTATGCGGTTGGTGGTTCCCGGCATCATCGGAAACTCCGTAGCCAATGCACGAGGGTGGAGAAGCATCAAGTGCAGAATCTGATTCTGCTTTGCGGTTCGGGTACGACGGGCTGTCATGGTTTCGTTCACATGCATCCGACTATCGCTTATGAGAACGGATGGTGTGTGAAATCGTTTCAAGACCAGTTGGAAGTGCCGGTACGGACTTGGCATGGACTCGTGTATCTCACCGCAGACGGCAAATATTCATCGACAAAGGAACAATCAAATGACTGACAATATCAATCCATCACATTACAAGGATGGCCCGTTCGAGTGCATCGAACTCAGCCGACTGCTCTCAAGCGATTGGGGCCAAGCCGTGCAGTATTGCTTCCGCTGGCAGCACAAGAACGGTGTCGAAGACCTCAAGAAGGCGCTCTGGTTCATCAATGACGCAATCACGCATAATGTGCCGTTCTTCGCCGCGTGCTGCAAACGGAACGCCGACATTCTCGAAGCTCAGGCAATCAGGCTTCTTGGCATCCTACAGGCCGAGAACTGGGCTGATCTCGAACAGTTCTGGCGGAACCTCAAGTGGGGAGACCGCGTGGACGTGCTCGAAGCCCTCACCGACAAGATCAATGAAATCGAAAAGGAAGGCAAGTAATCATGGAACATATCGTGCAGTTCGCCATCGGCATTGACGACGAGACCATTCAGAACCGTATCGAGGAACACGCTTACAGTGACGTGCTCAACAAGCTCACTAAAAACGCCGTGGACAGTGTTTTCTCGCATTCCAGCGCGTATACGCGGGACATCATGTGGGAGGGCCTGATGGGGGAAGCTTTGCAAAGCTTCCTCGAAGAACGCAAGGACGAGATTATCGACAAGGCCGCGAACATGCTTGCCGACCGGTTCCAACGGACGAAGAAATATCGGGAAGCCATGGGTGCCGTCATCGCAAAGGATGGTGAGTGATGAACCGGGACCGGGTAATCATCGTCGCGATCATCTGCATGACGATTATCTTCATCGCGTCCACCGTATCGCCAGCCGGTTCCAGCGGGAAAACCGGCGCGGGATTCCAGATGGAAACCGTCAAGACCGGTGACGTGACATGGGCGTGTTTGAAGCATGGCGGCGAATACATCGGCTGTAGCACGGTGGAGACGGTCAAATGAGTGTTTTCACAGGCAAGACCGGCTACATCGTCTGGCCGCAAGGCGATACGGGAGTTCACACATGCCGCGTGTACGAGTCTCTGGATGAAGCTGTGGGCGCGGCACATTCCAAAGCCGACTTCCACCACAGGCCGTATGACGTGCGTACCGCTTATGAGAGTCCGGTAAGAACCATCAAGACAATCAACCCAAGGAGGCACCAATGAGCGACAACCGTAACTACAGTGTGATTACGAACTTTGGATGCCACTGGCAGTGCCCGTATTGCATCGTGCGCAACACTGGAATCCAAATAGCCGAGACCCGTATGGGAGCCACCTATGACACTCGGGGATTCACGAGTGTCTTATTCCTCGAACGTTTCAAGCGAGCACGCGAGTGTCTACGAGCTTATCGGACTAATGGAATCCACAAAAGCAGACTTCCTACAGTAAGGAGCAACCAATAACTGACCTTGATAAGCGCATCCGCGAATACGCGAAGTGGAGGACGGTTCTTGACTGCCTGTATCCGCATGCGTTCCCGCTTACACCAACCACTGCGCCATATCCGTTGAAGGGTGAGTGATGTTCGGACGGAAGAAGAAAAAGCAGGAGGAGCCGAAAAGTTACCTCAGATGCCCATACTGCGGTCACGCGCCGACAATTGTCACCGGCAAATGCACGTATCACAATCCACGTCATACTGTCTACCGGTATGAGTGCGACCTTAGGTGCCTTCAAGGCGAGGTGTGTCAGACTGCCGAAGCTGCGTTCGACTCGTGGGTACGCATTGTCGCCCGCTATTACGACGCGGAAAATGCTATCAGACAATTCCGCAAGGAGAGGAAATCATGAGTCTGGCTGATGTTTGCTGGAATATTTCAAGCGTGTTCATCGTCATCACATTGGGTGTGATAGCGATACTCTGCGTGCTCATGCTATTAGGCGTATTCGTATGCATCTTCGACCATGACGATAACCACAGGAACGATAAGAACAGTAAAGGAATAACAAATGGCTACGAACGTGAGTGAAAAAGACAAGACGTTGAACGAGATCATCGACTGGTGCGAGAACCAGCGGAGGAAAATCCTTGCCGACATTGAACCAGCGCCGGGAGAGGATGCGGAAGAAGCCTATGCCGATTTGAAGTCGGTCATCCGGTCTGACAATCCGATAATCAAATATTCCAACGACCTGCTTGATGGCAGTGAGGCTTTCGTGTATGGCGTCATAATGCAAGCTCGACTGCTTGACCATATCATCGACCACTGCCGGTCCATGCTCGGCTATTCCGGCTCGATGCCTTCCGAGGTGCCTAACCAAAGCGAGGACGCGGAGGCATAGTCATGTGGTTCAAACGCAGACGCAACGAATTCGGGTGTCCAATGTGCGGCAGACTACCCAAAATCGTTAAGGGCTGTACACAGGATGGGGATTACATCAAGTCGATATACCGGCTTCAATGCCCCCGAAAGCACCTCTCTACAAACTGGTACAGCGACCCTATGGATGCAAGCATCCAGTGGAAACACGTAGTGGACGAATACAAGAGGAAGGACACGAAATGAGCGCGTATCAGCCTGTTCTTGACCCCGCCTGCGGCGGCCGAATGTTCTGGTTCGACAAGTCGGATGATCGAGTGCTTTTCGGTGATGTGCGTGATGAAAGCTGGGAATTGTGTGACGGGCGTAGATTCGATGTCAAGCCGGACATGCTGATGGACTACCGCGACCTGCCGTTCCCCGACGGGACGTTCCGCATGGTGGTGCTCGACCCGCCCCACCTGCGCAATGCGGGGGAAACGAGCTACATGGCGCAGAAATACGGTTGCCTCGACCAAGAGACGTGGAAAGCTGACCTCAAGACCATGTTCAGCGAGTGCTTCCGCGTCCTGAAAGAGCACGGAGTGTTGATTTTCAAATGGAATGAGACGCAGATACCCGTATCGCAGATTCTCAAGCTCACAGCGCACAAGCCGCTCTTCGGCAACAAGCAGCCGAACCGCACGGGAACACACTGGATTGTCTTCATGAAGGAGGACGCGAAATGAATAAACGGTACAAGGTTTGCCCACTTTTTTGGAGTGATTACGGCGATGAGCGCACCTTGATGAATATGGGTGTGTTTGAAGAGTTGCTGAACGAGGGTTGGCAGATTCTGCGGGTGGATATCATGCCACCAACGGAATTGAGTAATAACGCCGTTACCGCGACGAACGTCTACATCCTTGAGAGGGAGGCTAATGATGATTAGTCAATACGACAAGGACATGTGTTGCCTGTATATCGCTGAGGGGATGAGCTACATCTGGCAACAAAAAGGGGGCCAAGAGCTTTCCCGAATGCTTGAATCATTGGCCGATAGGAAGCTCATGAAGCGTGTCCATGGCGGGTATGCGATCACACTCAAGGGCCTGTTGGCAGTCAAGGCGTGGAGACTTCACCTGTTCCTGTTCCATCACCACGATGAATACAAGTACTTCAGGAGGAAGAAATGAGCAGGGCTGAAACCACCGCCATGCTGTCCAAGCTGGTCGAGAAGAGGTTGAAGAATCGCGTGAGTTATTGGGCTAGCGAGGTTAACTTCGACCTTGGAACACCACGGAACAGGCGCATCGACTACATCGGATTCAAGCCTTTCACGCCCGGCTACGTGCTCGAACCAAGCAGTGTGGAACTAGGCACTTTCTCCTGCTATGAAATCAAGTCATGCATGGCTGATTTCAAATCGGGTCACGGGCTGACGTTCTACGGTGACGAAAACTATCTAGTCACCACGCCTGAGCTTGCGGATGAACTGCGTGTGAGCCATCAGATTCCGCGAGACATCGACCAAGTGTTGGTGCCCACGGCCAAAGGGGACAAGCTCAGATGCCTGTACGACGTGTCCTATGGAGACAAGCGGAATAGCTACAGGCGGCGTCCGGCGAGTGAAATGCTGTACGCCATGATCGAAGCGAACGGAAAGAGGACGAATTGAGCATCGCAGAGGATGAAGCCGAAAAGGTGTACCCGACCGAGTACTGGAATGACGGTTCGGGCTGCAAGAAGGTTTTCGCTGCCAATACTGACGATTTGCAGGAAGCCTATATTCGAGGCCGCGAAGCGCCACCGTCTGACGTTGAGGTGGAGGCCGTGGCAAAACGCTTGCTATGGCGAAGTTGCAAGAAGTGGGATGGTGTCGAAAGTGACTGTGCGGCGAAAGACGAGGACGACGCATGGGATTACGCGGGGCAAATCTGCGGCTATCAGGAAGACTACATCGAGCGGGCGAAAGAAGTACTCGAAGTGGCACGTAAGGCGGTGACGGAATGAAGGCTGTTTTGATTGTTTTGTGGAAGTCGGTGGATTGATGATCGAAGAACCTACCGCCGACGAGATCATGAAAATGTTCGCGGTTGACATAGCGGTTCTTCGTCGTGGTAGGCGCAAGCCGTCTGAGAAGCCGCCAGTCGGAAAGAAGAAGGCGAAAGCGTCGAAAAAGCCGGTCAAGCTTACTGCGGAACAGCTCGCACGGAAACGTGAGCACACGCGACAGTGGCGGATGACACACCGTGAGCAAGTCTTGGAATGCAACCGCCGATACAAGCTTGCGCATCGTCCGACATTCCACCATTTCAGCCGTGAGGAACAGGCGGCCTACGAACGCAACTACTACCTGCTTCATCCCGAGAAGAGAAAACGGAAGCGGGAGACTGTTTGAGACGTTAATCCAATACCGGTTGCAAGGTTGGGTGCAACCGGTATACTAGACATGTTCCGGCATTAATCGCACGCCTTCGGGCACCGGTGCGGAATCAACATACCATGATTTTGGAAGGCGTGCGATTGGCTGACTGCAAACTGTTGCGTTGCGGGCGTGAACGAGACGATACCAGGCAACTCTGCCCTGAATGTGAACATCGGCTCCTAGCTGACTTGGAATGGTTCACGAAGAACATCGGATTTTTGGAAACCGACAAGATGAACCGCATCAACAAGAATCATGACGCTAACGGTGGCGGGGGAGGATACTCTGATAATCCGCCGTTGAGGGAGCAAGTGTTCGACCTGCTGTATGAGGGAGACGAACGGGATGATAGCGTGTGGGGCACACTATCCGCGTTCGCTAAATGCTTAGGCGTCGAATACCTGAATCACGATCCGTTGAACGTGTTGGCGCAGCGGATAGCCGTGAAGAAAACCAAGCAAGGCGAACCCGCGTGTCTATGCTCAACGGCAACACCCGTGTACGCGCTTGAAATCCGTATTGCACGCGACAAATGCCAGCGCCTGTTGAATCAAGGCCATACGGTTAGCTTGGGCAACTGCCCCAACACTGACTGCAACATGCCGTTAAGCGCTGACGAGACGGCAAAACAAGTCAAATGCCGTGGATGCAGGAACGTTTGGAACATCAACTTTTTGAGGACACTCATGCAAGACAAGATCAAACACAGCACTTACACGGGGACTGCTTCGGACATCAGAAGCAAACTCCAACAGGCTGGATACCTCGTATCCGCGAACACGTTGAAATCATGGGCGCACAGGGGCAAGCTCACCCCGGTACGCAAGGAAGGGCGGCATCCCATCTACCGTATCGCGGACGTGTACATGCTGATGCAGCAAACCACTCCGGTTGACGATATTTGTGGACTCGTTGGAAAGGATGCAAAGTGAAAATCGACCTATCGAATCCGCCATACGCCGTCAAACTCAACGAACTCGGATTCACATACTCGTACACCGACCGTGAGGAAGGCGTCATCGTCTACACTCATGCCGAACCCAGACTGGTCGGCTCTCCATGGATTAACTGTTGGGATGACATGGAATGCATCATCGACTTCGAGGATGAGAACTGCATGAAACCATTTTCATTCACGTTCAAGAACCTTCGCAACGGCGTCAGCAAAACCATTATGGCAAGCAACCTCGCCACCGTGGAAGAGGTCATGCGTTGACCACCATCACCATCACCGACGACAATGGTCGTTCGACCACCTACCGGGTGGATGGCGAGATCAAACATTGTGTAGACCAATTCCATTCGCATGGCATGTTCGGCATCAACCTCACCGACCGCCGCCGACTCCACACACTCCAATTCACCACAGGTAAGGATGAAGCATGAAAGTCTACGTCGTCACTGCGAACGTTATGGACAGGGACGAATACAGGGATTACACGCTCAAACCGGTAGATAGGTGGTACCCGTATTTCACCATGAGGGAGAGAGTGGCTGACCAATACGGCGAGTACGTGAGCATCATGGGCGTTTATTCCACATTCGAGCAGGCGGAACATCGTTGGGATGAACTCGACCGTGAAGGCTTCGACGTTCTCCCGATCATTGAATGCGTTGTGGACGCGAACTGCTGGGAATACATAGGAGGCTACGCGGAATGAAGATTGTCAATCCGAAAACCGGGCACAAGATTGTTTTTTAGTTTAAGTGTTTGAAGAATCGAGGGGTATGATGTCTGATGGGATTAAAATTTTTTCACTTGAGACTATCTCTGGTGATTCTTTATTGAATGCATATCTGGATGTTTTTACGCGGTTTTATCCAGATTTTGATGAATGGTTTATGCGAAAAGTGGTACCTAATTTGGGTGTCACTCGTGAGATTTTTCTGGCAAAAATTGGAAAAGATATAGCGGGAATTTGTATAATTAAAAATTGCGAACAGGAAAAGAAGATTTGTTCTTTGCGTGTTTTTGAGCCATACCGTGGACAAGGTGTCGGTACGGCTTTAGTTAAACATGCGTTGGATGTTCTGAAGGATGATTATCCTCTCGTGACTGTGCCAGAGGAGTCTCTAACGCAGTATAAGCCTTTCTTTCGAAAGTTTAAATTTCAATTAAAAGATTCATATGATGGCTATTATCGCCTTGGTAAAAAAGAATATGCCTTTAATGGCTTTTTATAGGGGGAAGGAAGAATGAGCAAGATCAATATGACGGAAAACACCACCAGTAAATCAACGAACGAACTGTTTATGCGCGTGTTGCAAGTCGAATCACCGGAACTGTTCGACGGAAGCGACGATCAGCCGGTACGAGTAGTCGGCTACGATTATTCGCCATTCTGCGAAGCAGTCTGCGAAACCTGTGGCGATGACCCCGAAATGCTGACCATCGCATTCGAGACGAAAAGCGGCGAACGTTACAGCGAATACTACGACTATTTTGGACTGCCGAACATTTTGGAAGCATTGGGTAAATGGGATAAGCAGTATGGGATGGATAATGAAATAGGGCGGTGTTAAGGATGAAGTGGTTCACTAGTGACTTGCATTTCGCGCATCCGTTCGTGGCCGCGCTGCGCGGATACGCGCTACCCGGATACGCTAAGGATGCATCGATCAAACAACAAGCCGAACATGAGCATAAGCCGCTCAAGAACTGTGTTGACTGGCGGAAGCATGATGCCGACATCATCCGAAGCATCAACACGTATGTTGGCGAGGAAGACGAACTCTACATCCTCGGAGACATCAGTTCCGGCAGCACGTGGAGCGTAGACCAAGCGATAATGCGCATCCAAAACCTGCATGTACCACGCAAGAACAGGCATCTGATTCTCGGCAACCACGAACTGCACAGCTCCACCCGCACGCTGGAAAAGTTGGCAAGCGTGTTCGTGGAAGTCGGAATGGTCGGCATCACCGAAATCAGAGACGGGTGGGGCAACAATCCACACACGGTATTTTTAAGCCACTACCAATGGCGTGAAGACTTCACGCAAAGCAAACCCCTAGGCGCAGTCTCAACCAATTGGAACGCGCCGGAATTAGCCGAATACGCGATACCACGCATGAACAACACGCTGCTACTGCACGGACACGCCCACGCGCAATGCCACGGACGATACGATGCCCACGGCGGTCTGCTGCCGCAGACGCGCGCCGGAATCCTCACGGAACACCGCACCACGCCTACGTTCGCCAATGAGTCGTGCGAGAGCTTCGGCCGCATCGGAGGGAATGGCCACACGCTGAGACCAGTCGCCCTTGCGGTCGAACCGCACCCACGGACGCCCGTCATCCAGATGACAGTCTTCGACATCCAACCCGAGCGCCTCGCTAACCCTCGCACCGGTCAACAGCAGCAGACTGCACAGGGCATCCGTCCGCGCACCCATACCGCGTGCTTCGGCCAGAAAAAGCCTAGCCTGCTCGCGGGTGAGGTACGTGCCATCCGAATGACCGTACAGTTTCGGCCTGCGCACATGCTCGCCCGGATCGCAGTCGATATATCCCTCCTCGCAGAGGTAGCGGTAGAGGCAGCATACGACGCTCAGAGTCTTGTACACCGTGTTCTTCGCTGCTGGTCGCATGTCGCCGTCATAGGCGGCGAACACCTCGATATGGGTGCGCTTCGCCCGCAGCATGTCGATGCCATTATCTGAACACCAGCGGAGCCATCGCGATACGACGCTCCGATACCCCGCCCTTGTGCCCGGCGTCAGGCCGGCGAGAAAACCGGCGATCATGTCGCTCACCGTTTCCATATGCGCACCGTCTCCTTGCAGATCAAAGGCTTGTCGGCAGGACCCTTCACGAACGGCGGTATCCACTGGCGGCGGCGCAGCGAATGGTCCGGCCCATACGCTTGATTACGCCAAAAACCACGCACGATAAAACGATGGGTGTATTCGCGTCGCACTTGTTCGTCATTGTCGGAGCTTTCACCTGGACGATGCAGGTTCTCGCGCAGCACCAGCATCTTGACTTTGCGTATTTCGGGGTCGAAACGCGGCGGCAGCGGATGCGCCATATCGTGTTTCGCCGGTTTCGCCTCGCAGATATGCGGTTCCGCGCTCAACGCCCACACCGCGCGCAGCAGATCGCCGAACCATCGGAAACCGCCGACATGCTCATTGAAAATGCCGTTGGCGAATCTGATGACCGGCAGTGAGAATGATTTCGCGTCGCATTCCTTCAGAGCGCATGGATGGTCCGTGAATCCCATCAATTCGATATCGCCGTTGCCGTCGCATTGCCAGAAGAGCGCCGACACATGGGCGTCTCCGACCTTCCTTCCCGTCGCGTCGTCGGTCACGGGGAATCTGACCATTTGGACATCCCCGTCGAAGAAGATAAGCCCGCTTTGCGCCGGCGCTTCCGATTTCGGGAAATCACCTGCCCGGACGGTATCTTCCGCCAGCGCCGTCATGTCCCGGCTGATCCACCAAAGCTGCGCGACGGCGAGATTATCAGCGAAATTCCAAGCCGCTTCCATGCTCCGCTCGTATTGCGAGTGCGCAGCCATCTCCTCCTTTAATGCGACCCGCTCGTATTCCACGAGTTTGTCGCGGATCAGTGGAAGGTGGGATGGGATGAGGCGAAGTCGCTTGTTTTTGCTGCGCGTCATGTCAGGCCTCGACTAGCGTGTAACGGTCTCCGGCCTTCTCGTCGAAGTCGCCGAGCTTAAGACCGTATTCGGCAAGCAGCTTGTTTGCCACGGTCTCCCACTCTTCTTCGTTCTCACCGTACACATCTTCAACCACTTCAGCCTCCTGCATGAGATTGTCGTCAACGCCTTGCAGGTTGATGTACCATTCGCAGTCGTTGGTGTCGAACCATACGCCCCTGCCCGTGGTCTTGTCGGCTATGAGAAGCATCTCGTATGCGTCGTTCGGGCGGCGGATGGCGATTGGCTTGACAATGACCTTCGCGCCGGTGGTCCATTCAAGTGCTGTAAACATTTTTGTCCTTTCTTTTGCTGACATGATTAGTGCGCAGGAATCCCGTGGATTCAACCACGGGAGTGTCAAGAAGTTTGGGCGGGTTAGGCCACTTCTATTCAACTGCATCGATCTGCTGCCGGAGTTCCTCTATCTCATTGGAAAGGATGGTGAGAAATTCCCGGTATTCGTCGAGTTCGACCGCCATATCGATGGATTCAGCCTCCAAATAGAACCGGCAGTCACCGTCATCGGTGAATGTTAGATCAGGAAAGTCGAACCATTGCCATTCGCAATCGTCCGGGTCGCCATGCCACCCGTTTTCGGTTTTGGTGAGTGTGTAGTGTTCCGTACCTTTGTAGTTGCCGTTCATGGTGTATGAACTCTACGTGGAAGTTCTGCTAAGGCTAGCGGTTATTAGCAGAACTTCCACATAGCAAAACGAAAGGAGGAGCCTATGGGTAATGCAACAATGCTGATTCTCGCTATCGTTGTGCTTGTTCTCGTGTCGAAATAGAACAAATATAACAATAGTGCGGGGGAAGGACGTGAATGCGTCGTTCACCCGCGAATAAGCATTTTCATTGAGGAATTGTATTTATGTGTTTTGGATTGTTAAGGTGATGCTGAGTTTTGAAGCTGTCTTTGAAGAGGGTTAATACTCCTTTTTAGTCCATGTTTTTCCTTTCGCTCAGCAGCAGAACTCGTCAGTGAGTTCCACCAGTCTTTTCAACGACGTCCGCATGAGACGCGAACGACAGCCGACACCGGCCAGTTCCAGCCGGTTCACCATCGCCACGCGCACGGCCTCTCCGCTACCGACAGTGCAACGCGTCAGAAACCGGCCATCGGCACGCAGAACCGTATCCCGATACGCCTCCGCATCGGCCTGAGACCTGTGACGGCGCACGCGGATTGCGCCACCCACATATTCGACGGTCCACAACGCGGCCATGTCAGTCAGCCTCCCCAAGACGGTCGAAAACCTTGTCATACGCTTTCGTCACGCATTCCAAACCCATGCGGTAGACGCTCACGCGATCATGGTCGGACTCCGCCATGCGGCGCTGCCAATCATGCGGGAACGCCACGCTCAACAACGTCTCCCGCACGTCCGGTTTGACAACCTCGATTTTCTGCGGGAACATCGCATCAAAAGTGAGGACACACAAGGCGTAAGCCACCTGCAACGTTCGGTCAGACACGTAGCGGAAAGACTGTTCCGCCACGTGGTCAATCTCTTCCATAGACCACGGAACGGTAGCCGCCAACTTCGCGTACTCTTCCGCATCCTCATAATCCAAGCCGCCATTCATCGAATTGTCCTGAACCGTATCCACCAGGTATTCGTACAGTTCACCGATGATGCCCGCCGTGGAATGGACGAACACAGGCTCAAAATCAATAAAATAACTGCCGAACCACAGGCCGCAGACATGGCCCACATAGCCGGTAAGCTCACGCGGCAGCATATTCACGTCAATCATCACAACACCTCGATTTCATCGTTGAACCCCATGAACTCCTGAGTGGTGAACCCGCCATCCTTGACAGCGCGGTACAACCATCCTTGGAATCCACCCAAGCGCGCATCACGCATCCCACGAATCAAGTCACGCAGCCACGCGCACACAAGATACGTTTTCGACACGGGACGCCAATAACGCTTACGCTCGACCACATCAAAATGGTCATATGCATACATTTGCTGACCAACATGAAAATCAGCCCACAATTTCAACGTTTCCATGACACTCACGCCTCCCTCGAATCAACGTCACCGAACAGTTCATAACGCAACTGCGCATCAGCATCGAACATCGCCTTGTACGCATCACCAAGAGACTCATAGAAGACGCCATCCACACGCCAACCTTCATAGCCCTTGGAATCCAACGAACGGAACTCTCTCAGCGCACCAAGCATCATCTTGCGCGTCAATCGATAATCCGGCGCGCTCCTATGAAAATTACCGTCGAACCGGTCAGCGGCAACGTAAGCGTCACGCGCTTTAGCCGTATCGAATGGGACAACAGTACCAATCGGCTCATGGTCGAAATTGAAAGTGTTGACACCGTAAGGCCAATAAACAGCGTAAAAATGACGGGACATGGTAGAATCTCCTTGCAAATGGTTTGGTTGAGTTAATTACTGTTTGCAATGGCCGGACGGTATTCCTAGTACCGTCCGGCCAAACTTTTCAGAACAGGCAATCCATATGACGCGGATCAGGCAGATTGTCGGCAGCGGCGTTGATAACCGTGCTGAGATACGCGGTTATCAATGCGGGACGCTTACCGATCTCCTGTAATACGGCTTGAATGTTCGACTCGATGGACGAATAGCCGGTAGCCTCCAAAGCGGCCTTGACCTGCTGTGCTGTGATGACGACACGTGACATTTCATGCCACCTCGACAATCTCATGCTGAGCGAGGTACGCGGCCACGGACTCTTCCAACGTTTGGTCACTGCCACGCTGGTAGTAGTCGCGGTACGCAACCACGCCACTCTTACAGTCGAACGCGACATATGCGACGCGACGGCCCTTGGAATCACGGAAGCCACGCGGCTTGTGCACATATCCACCAAACACGTCAGCCAACTCCTTGACCGACTTGCCACCTGGAATCGTGACCACGCGCGCCTTGACGCCATGCTGCGCAATCACCTTCGGCGTATCATTGGACGGAATCGGCGGCACTTCAGGAATCTCAACCGTAACCGGCTCAGGCTCAACAACCTCAACCGCAGCCGATCCAGCTGGGGCGAAAGAACGCAACGCGCGGATAAACGCCGCCGACTCACGGTCAGACGAAACAAAATCCTTACGATAAGCGTTGAACGCCTCAAGGACACCACGCGGATACTCCTGATTGTCGAAAGCGTCGATATCGCTCCCGTAATCGATGGAATGGCCGTTGCCGTCCGCATCGTAGAGAACACCGTAGATCCTATCGAACTCATGCGCGAACTCAGCAATGGTATGGCCGCCAAGCTCACTCATTGGCTGATGTGGCTGTGAAACAGTCTCAGCCGGTTCCGGTTCAGGCTCAACCGTCTGCGGGGTGACAACCGGCAAATCATCGTAAGTTTCGCACATCTCAGGATGGTCACGCTCGGCCGGGGTGAGGAATGAAATGTCACGTGACACAACCATGCCGCCATCACTGTAAGACAATTCCCAACCATGCTCACGGTCGGAGTCCGACAGGCTCACGCCATGCGCCGTATAATCCCCACAATCAGGGGAAACCATGCAATCGCCACGTTCCACGATCAACGGCACGTCACCGATCTCACTCACGGCCTGGGCGTAATCAGGCCCGTTAGGGTCAAGCCACGTGCCACCATCGGCACGATACGCGGCGGCCACACCACGCACCGCCTGAGCATTCTTCACGCCCGGAATCATCCGCCATGATTCAACGCCATCCTTCATCTCGAAACGCCACACGCTCGGGCTGTTGACGGAATCGAAAAACATGAAGACACTGGACGAATTGACTGCCCACAGGCCGTTAACTTTGTTCGACATTTTAAAACTCCCTTGTATGAAAACTTGATTATTTGATGGGCCGTTCACCGCACGGCCCTGAGCGGTTTCACCATTCCAAAACCTTGCTACCGTCAACCAAAACGTATGACGTGCCGGATTGATTGCCGTCAACGCTTCCACGCCACTCGCAAATACGTTCGTAACCGTCCGAAGTGCTACCGTCCTCCATGCCGCACTGCGGAATGGCTGACAACTCGCGGTAGCTCGCTAGGTCGACTTGGTTGTAATCCTTCGTGGCATAGGTTTCGCGCCACCACGTCCACTGCTGCTCAGGCGTGCCATGCGGATCGGCAACCGGCTGATCGGAAAGCGCTGTGGAACAAGCCACGCCGAAAGCCAACAGGCCAACAAGCACGGCAACAAGCAGAGTAATCTTCTTACGCATTGCGAACACCTCACTTGGAAAGAACGGAATCAACAACCGTGTAGAATCCGGTGCAAAACTCTCTATTGTGTTCGCTGTGCAGTTCCGCACGGCAACGTTTCGTTAACAGGCGGCGGCACTCACCAATCATGGCATGTTCACCGCGCGTATAGTATTCATCCATCAACCACCACGCGGCATACGTGGTTCCGTCAAGCCTGTTTTCATCAGGCGAACGCCAAGCGTTTTGATTGTGTGAATACGTAGTGTTGTACACGTTGGCGAGATACGCATACTCTGCGGAATCAGATTCACGAATATCAGGAAAATCAACTGTAACAAAAGACATTTTTAAAGCACCTCGATTGTGTTGGAATGTAATGCCCGAACGGGCTATATGGGCGTGATTGATAGGCTCACGCCCGAAAGCCTGGAACAAGTCAGCGCATACGCTTGCAATAGGATTCAAGCCACGCTACACACGACTCATCACCTGGAACCTGGTGCACCACAAGCCACTGTTCTGCGGTGACCACGGCGTAGCGTCTACCTAGGCTGCCGTCACGCCTAACGTTCCGGCTGACCACATACACCACGCCATCAATCCACCTGACAGCGACGTTATTCCATGCCACCACACAAGGCTCAAGACCATGCTCACGGCCAAAATTCCACGCCCTATTACGCCGGCTGACCTGATCGGAACACCTATCCTTGAACCATTGCACAAGATTGTCATAGGCAAACATGCTGCACCTCACTCCGCAAGCAGTTCGGAAACCGCGTTGTCAAACTCTTCGGAGAACAGCCAAGTACGGTAGAAAACCTCAAGTTCTTCAGAATTATCAAGGGGCGCGTCGTATGCGTAATCGCTAGCGACGAACCTATCCCAATCATCCGAGAACATGACGTTCTGCATATTCTCGGAACTCTTGCTGGCGTTGCACGTCCAGGAACCGTTATCGTTGCCGGTAACCGGAAGCTCAACGTCGTCATACCGATCCCAGCACCATTGGTAGGTCGGCGTAATGCCGTCCGCATAATCCTTAAGGGTTTCGACAATTTCATCCCGCAAGTCGGAACGATATGCCGCTGCAAAAGTGTTTTCGTCACACATTTTTAATACTCCATTCCAGCCCCCTTGCTAAAATGAGAGGGCTCTAGTCAGATTGGTTAATGATTACTGAGCAATCGAGCCGGATAGTTGCAGCTATCCGGCTCAACTCATTCGTGGACTACCGCGCCCATAAAGAGCACCGATAGCCCTGGCGGATTACTTAGAATCTGCCGAAGTTTCAGAATCAGAATCAAGTAGCTTACGCGGATTAGCAACACGCAAGGCGTCACACAGCTTTATCGCAGTGGCTAAGGTTAAGTTAGCCTCAGAGCGCCTACCGCTCTCGATATCTGAGATGTTGCCGCCTGACATGCCAACCTTTTCGGCTAGCTCTCGTTGCGTCAACCCGCGTTTCGTTCTTAATTCTTTTAATCCCATGGCCTGCTCCCTTCTTGGATTAGAGGCCATTGTAGACCACTCAGACAGCGCGGGACAATTCCATGCCGGACACCGCGCCACGTTAGCGACTCGACGACGGTTCAGCCTTGCATGGTGTGAGGGTGCATCATGCCTAGTCGCATTCCGTCGCGTCCTTGTCGCGTCCACTCTTCAGTTTTCAATCATCCATGCCGCGCCTGTTAGGGGGCTTCGTGTCACCGTCCTTGCGGTGGTGGCCTTCGTGGTGGTGGTCTCTTCATCTCCGTTCCTTTCGTTGTCGTTTGCTTGATGGCTCTCACTATACACGTCCTACGTATGTAGTGCAAATTGAGCCAACATGAACCATGTCAAAACCATTGCAAACACTAGCATTCGTCGGCGTGTCGCAACCACCGCACGGCGGCAAAAAGACGGCGGGCGCCACAGCCACGGCCGCGCCGCGCCACGGCCACACCCAGGGACGCCACGGCCACGTCACGACGGCCATGTCCAGGGACGTCACGACGGCCAGGCGCGACGGCCACGGCCAGGGACGACATAGCCACGGCCACGACATGACGGCCAGGCGCGACGTTAATACGATCGCGCCCGCGCAAATATCACACGACACGCCAGAACACAATCGTACAAACGTTCCAACGTTGCACCATGCAACAAACACCCCCCGTGGGGGAGCCTCCCCCCGGCGCAAAAAGCAAGGCCGCTGGCTCTCTAGTGCTGACGCTGAATGCTCGCTGGAACATTTTTGGATTACCCGTTACTTACGAAGTCTTCACATATTTAGTGGTTGCAACCGTTTCTGCACCCTACATATTGTGTATAATGTTCCTTGGATTGATGTTGATGGTGGTAGAGCGCAGCTCGGGTCCGCATCGATATCTGGCTGCTATCACTCATTGCGCGTAGCGTGAGTATCCTAGGTGTGATGCAGTCAGCAGTGGAATCCGACCAGTCTATCCCGGACGTGGCTTACATGGACTCGTACCTATTATTTTGGGCTGGTCTGCAATCCTGTTGGCACAGCCTTTTGGTTGCCGGGTTCGATTCCCGGGGTTTGCTCTAGGTTTCATGGGGTAGCTGCCTATGAGATCGATGGCATTGCTCGAATATCTCCGCTGGAACATGTGGGGGATAAGAGGCTCCCTGCCTTAATCAGGTGGTTGATGACCGAAGGGGAGGCACGGCCAAACGGGTGCATAGATGTTTCACGTTCCTTGCCGTTGGTGGTAAAGCCCATTCCACCATGCCGAACGTCTTTCCGACTTGGACGTTAACTAAGTCGGGTATATGGCATTGGTGCAACCGGTAGCATTACGGTCTCCAAAACCGTCGATGTTGGTTCGAGTCCAACATGCTGTGCTCAGCCTACCCACAGGCTGTGGGAAAGGTCTTCGGAGTCGTCTTGTGGCGGCTCTAGTTTTAGCTGACCCGCCTAGTCTGCGGGAACAGTCTCCTGAGTCGCTGCGGCGGCTCTTGCATTTTGGATGCTTGGCAGAGTGGCTTATTGCACCACCTTGCTAAGGTGGCGACCGGGAACGGTTCGGGGGTTCGACTCCCTCAGCATCCGCGCGCCGTGGCTGGCGGTAAAAAGCCATTGTGATGATGCCATTGGTTCCTTATGGCTCTCTGGGGGTTGAACGAGCGTCCCATGCTCCTGTTGTGGGTGGAGTGTGGGACGCTTGTTCTTTTGCTTTGGTGGCGGAATGGTAGACGCGGCGCACTCAAAATGCGCTACCTGTAGGGTGTGAGGGTTCGAATCCCTCCCGGAGCACTTGGGTTGGTTGATCTGAGAACTTTTCCTGCTGGGATGTTTCCCCTTTGGCGTGTTTTCCTGCTCAGCACCGGCCAACCCTGTTTTTGTGGAGGCATTGTGGCGTGGTCTAGTTCCCATCGTGATGAACGGTTCAATCCTGATTGGCCGCGTGTCCGTGCGATGATTCTTGAACGGGATGGGCATAGGTGCCAGTGGCCGGTCAAGGATGATTACGGGAATGTTCGCCTGTGCGGACGGTATGGGAATGAGGTTGACCATAAGGTTCGTAATCCCGTCCATGATGATGATCGTCCTGAGAATTTGTGGGTGTTGTGTCGTTGGCATCATCAGCGGAAGACCGAGGGTGAGTCTGCTGAGGTTCGTCGTGCGAAGGGTAGGAATCGGAGGGAGAAGCGTTGGTATTCTCACCCGGCTTTCAAGTGAATGAGTTCATGTGCGCGGTTGCCGGTTGCGCTAATCCGGTGTGTGCGAAGGGATTGTGTCGTTCGCATTACGACCGTGACCGTTATTCGGGGTCTCCGCTGAAGCCGTTGCGCCAGCGCATGTGTCCTCAATGCCATACGTGGTTTGATCCGAAGCGTTCCGACCAGTTGTTTTGTTCTGGGCGTTGCCGTGTGGCGTATAAGCGTGCTCGTGATGATGATAAGTCGTTGCCGGTGAAGCCTGAAACGACTATGTATGTGCGTCCGGTTGACGTGTCCGAGCTTGAGTCCGAGCTTGTTGTTGAGTCTTTTACTGATTCTCAGGTGGTTGAGAAGTGTGGCGGCTTGTGCGCGAAATGCCATGAGCCGGTTGATGTTGGTTCGAGTGGTGCCGATGGCGCCGCTTTCGTGTGGAAGGTTCCGTTGGAGAAGTCGCATAGTGCGACTTTGGCGAATCGTCTGCTGGTTCACAAGCGTTGCGAGGGTGGAACGTCCTAGCTTCGCGTATTGCCTGAAACGGGCGGATTGTGAGGCTGGCTGTGGCTGGTAATGGTCGTGGTGCGCAGAAGTCGAAGAATCCGATTCTTCGTGCGCCTGATAGTCCGATGGGTTTGGAGTTTCCTGCTGTTCGTCCTGATGGGCAGGAGTGGCTTGAACGGACGAAGAAGTGGTATGAGTCGCTTCGTGTCAGTCCGTTGGCTCAGCGTATGGGTGTTGAGGCCGACTGGTACGCGGTTCAGGATTTGGCGTTGTTGAAGGATGATTTCTGGCGTCCGAAGACTAAGGGCCGTTGGATGTTGGCTTCCGAGATTCGTCAGCGTGAGGCCACGTTGGGCATTACACCCGAGGCTCGTGTGAGGTTGAAGTTCGATGCTCCGCAGCCTGACGATATGAAGGCTTCCGCGTATGAGGGCGATACTGAGGGTGCTCGTAACGTTCAACGGAACAGGCAGCGTGCTTCCGCATTGGGTTTGCGTGTCATTGATGGTGGTGCCTGATGCATACGCGCATTCCCGAATTGCATGGCGAGGATTTGACTCGTTCGATGGGAATGTTCGCGGTTTGGTGGATTGAGACTTTCTTCCGTGTTGGTCGTGGTGGCGGTGTTGGCTTGCCTGAGACGTTCGACATGGACGAGTACGTGTTCATGCTTCACGCTTATGCGTTGACCGAGTGGGGTACCCGCAGGTTCAATCGTGTGTTCTATTCGCGTGCGAAGGGTAAGAACAAGTCCGGTAAGGCCGCTGGCATTTGCGCGTTCGAGGGTTTGGCTCCTTGCAGGTTCGATCATTGGGCGGAAGAAGGGGAGACTTACGAGTTTCTGGGCGAGGTCTACCCGTATGCGAAGGGTGAGCCTGTTGGACGCATGGTGCAGATGCCGCAGATTCTCTGCTTGGCTACCGCCGAAGGTCAGACTGGTAACATTTTCGATTCGATTTACTACAACTGCGATCAAGGCCCTTTGAGCCAGTTGAAGGGTGTCGGCCTTGATGTTGGCCGTACTCGTATCGGATTGCCGGAGGGTGGGGAGATTGTTCCCACCACGAGTGGTGCCGCGTCCAAGGATGGCGGTTTGGAAACGTTCGCCGCCTGTGATGAAACCCACTTGTACAACACGAACAAGCTTCGCAACATGTACAAGACCGTTCAACGTAACCTCGGCAAACGTAAAGGTGATGCAGACCCGTGGATTCTTGAAACGTCCACCATGTACAAGCCAGGCGAAGAGTCCATCGCTGAAACATCGTACAAGTATGCGTGGGATACCGCTTCGGGCAAAATCAAGCATCGTAGCGGCATCTACTTCGACCATGTGTATGCGAATATCGACTTGGATGATTTCGCTGACGAGAAGAAGGTTCTCCGCGCCTTGCAGGTCGCGTATGGTGCGAGTGCGAAGAGTTCGGACGGTAAGGATCATCTGATATTGCCCGATGGTCGTATGACCGTGTTGAATGCTGATGGTGTTGACCCCGAAGGTCACACGTATTGGGATGGTGAGCTTGGCCCGTCGAAGGATGGGTGGATTGACCTGAATGGTCAGATGGACCAGATTTACCAGCCTGACTCCGATCCTGCTGATTCGATGCGCTATTTTTTCAACACTTTGTCGAGTGTGCATGACGCTTGGCTTACCGAGTCGGATATTCAGTCCCACATGCTGTATCGGGATGAAATGCATACGGCGTTCAATTCGATTCGTTTGGATGGCGCGTGGCAACGGTTCGTGACGAAACGTGAGCCTATAACGCTTGGCTTCGATGGTTCCGTGTCGGATGATTCGACGGCTCTTGTTGGATGCCGCGTGTCCGATGGCATGTTGTTCCTGATAAAGCTTGAATCCGCGCCCGATGGTCCCGAGAAGGCCACTTGGCGTGTGAACCGTGATGCGTTCGACGGCATGGTTCGTTGGATGATGGACAATTACAACGTTGTCGGATTCTTCGCTGATGTCGCCTATTTCGAGCAGATGATTGGCGGCTGGGAGAAGGATTATGGGAAGAAGTTGAAGGTCGGGCCGCGTAAGGGTGGCGACAAGATCAAGTTCTGGACTAACAACTGGTATAAGGACATGCAGGTTGCGTTGGATAACGCTCATACCGCGTTCCGGTACCCGTATACGGAGCCTGAACGTAAGTCGAAGCCCATCAAGGATGATATAGCGTTGCTTGCCGATCCGCGATTGGTGAATCATTTCCGTAATGCGCGTAGGCGGGAGACTCGTACTGGTTATGCGATTTATAAGGAGTCTCCTAATTCGCCGGACAAGATTGATGCGTGCATGGCTGGCCTGTTGGCTTATACGGCGCGTGGAAAGTATTTGGAATTGGCTGACGAGAAGCGGCGTTACGCGCCGTCGAGAATCTACTGATGGAAGAGGTGCCCTGTGGCAGAGTTGCAGCTAATCATTGATGGGGCATCCATTGATGATGATGATGCTTACGTGATTACGTCGTTGGCGCAGGAGTGGGGTTCCCGTCTCTTGGATATTGCCGAGTTGAAGTTGTTCAAGGATGGCAAGGAGATGGTGGACAAGAGCAGTGTTCCGCAGGGTGTTGACCCGAACGCGGCTCCCGTTTACAAACTGATGCGCCAGTTGGGTGTCGTGAATCTCGCACGTCGTATCAGCGAGAGTGTGACCGACCGGCAGCAACCTAATGGTTTCCGTAAGGTTGAGGATTCCTCGTTGAAGGATACCGATGCCGACCAGATGGCCAAGCAGTGTGGCCTGTCGTTCATTCTCCGCCGTCATCTACTACCTGACAAGGGCGATTACGGGTGTTCGTTCGCTCTCGTTGGAGAAGGGCAGGGAAACCGTTATATCAAGGCGTTGAGTCCTTGGGAAGCGTGGATGTCCAACAATGACGATGCGGCGATCATGTATTCGCATGATGACAAGCATGGTGTCGAGACTCTTACCTTGTTCCGTATCGAACGTGACGATGACGGGTTCTCCAAGCGTGTGTATTCGCGTGTGGCGTACAGAGAATCCGAACGTACTGTAGTCAATCCTTCCGATGATGGGGACCTTGCCGTTTTCATCAATCAAGGCAAGGCGTGGAGTCCTGGCACGAACTGGAAGTGGGATGATAGTAAGGGCGACGAATACGATTACGCTCTGGACTGTGACTCATTGCCTATAGTCCGGCTGAGCACGGTTGACGGTCAAGGCTTATTCGAGCCGTATCTTCCGATGTTGAAGCGTATCGACCGTGAGGTGTTCGACCGCCTGTGCATCACGATGATGCAGGCGTTCCGTCAGCGTGCGATCAAGGGTACTGTTCCGACCACGTATACCGAGGAGGATCAGGAAGTCATCGACGGTGAGAAACAGGCCGGTGATCCGATTGATTTGGCGTCCACGTTCGCGGTTGGCCCGGCTGCGTTGTGGAAACTTCCTGATGGTGTTGATATTTGGGAGTCGCAGACCACCGATACCGGTGGTTTGCAGAACATCATCGTTTCCGACGTGAAGCAGCTTGCCGCAGTGTCCGGCATTCCGTTGGACATTCTTTCGCCTGACGTGCAGGGTTCCGCGAATGGTGCGGAGTTGAAGCGTGAGACGTTGAAGTTCAAGGTTCAGACCATGAACGATCTTGACGCTGAGCCTATTGTCCGTATGATTCGTATGGCTTTGGCGTTGGATGGGTCTAAGGCTTCGCAGAGCGAGTTCGAGATGGTGTGGAAGCCGATGGATACGACCAGTTCGCTTGAGCAGGCTCAGGCTTGCCAACTGTTGTATCAGAGCGGCCTGTTGGCTCGTAGGACGATTCTCACGCACAAGATGGGTTATACGGCTCAGGATGTTGCCGAGGATGATATGAACCGTCTTGCCGACCAGTTCAATGTTTCCGGCCAGTCGGATAAGGGTACTGCGAAGCTTGTTGCCGCAGTGGAACCTGCTACGGGTTGGGATGATGAAACCCAGTCCGCTGTGGATGGCTTGCCTAATGTTGATGTCGAGCTTGTCGATGAAGGCGAGATTGAGTCCTGATGTCTGGGAAAACGCTTGAATCGTTGTCCGACACGCTTGAACAGGCTCGTGCCGCTTTGGTGAACCAGTATGTGAGTCAGGCGCGCAGGATGTGGGATATGTTGACTCCCGCTGACTGGTGGAATGATGGCATGACGTTTGCCGTCGCGGCTCGCATGGCGTTGTTGGAGATGGCGTTGATTCAGCAGGTGCGCCTGTTGGGTGTTTCCTATGCGGATGAAACGTTGAGGATTGTCGGCGTCAATCCGAAGGGTGATGTGCCGAATCTCGTGTTTCCGCGTGACAATACCGACCCGTGGCTTGTGGCCCAGCGTCCGGCTGACTCGTATCGTTCCGCCGCTGTCAAGTCTCCTGCGATTCGCCCGCAGTCTTGGCCTGATAAGACCGATGAATTGTTCAGTGAGGTTGACAAGTGGCTTGAACAGGCGTTCAACCGGTTGCAGACCACTGTTGACGAGGACGTGTCCAGAGCGCAGACGAGCGCCACGCTTGACAAGTATCGGCGTAGCAAGGTTTTGGAATACCGCAGGGTGTTGCATCCTGAACTATCCAAGACCGGCTCGTGCGGCTTGTGCGTCGTGGCTGCTGACCGCTGGTATTCGACTGCCGACCTACTGCCGTTGCACGCTAACTGCCATTGCGGTGTCGCACCGGCTGGCAGCGACTATGACCCCGGATTCCAGTTGAATCAGAAGGATTTGAAACGACTGTACGACGAGGCCGGTGGCACTACCGCGTCCGCGTTGAAGCAGGTGAAAGTCAAGACGATCACTCATGGAGAGCTTGGCCCCGTGCTTCTCGCTGAGGATGCTGAGGATACGCCTGATCCGGTTCCGTCGAAGGATTCGGACGCTTGGCATACGCCTGACCGTCAGTCCACGTTGACTCAATGCCGTCGCATGGAGAATCGGGCAATCGAGTTCAACCGGCGCTACAAGGAAGTGCAGAAGGCCGGTAAGCCGGTGACTTTCCGCTATGAGGGGAGAACGTTCACGTTCAAACCTTCCAAGAATTTGAAACAGGCTATGGCATGGCAGAAGACCATGCTCAACCAGATGCGGTCGATGCTTGGCGAGGCCGCGTAACACTATTGAAAGGATTCAAGCCTAATGGCTGATGAAAATACCAATACCGCTGAAACGGCGGCATCTACGAATGCGCCTGAAACGGGCGTGAACGCGCAGCCGAAGGACACTGCCACTTCTCCTGTAGCCGCCAATACGGCGTCTCAAAAGAATGGTGCGGATGACCTTTCCGAGAAGTTGGGCATGTGGAAGCATCAGGCCCGTGAGAACGAGCAGAAGATGTATGAGAATCGTGATCGCGCCAATGCCGCCGAAGCAAAGCTTGCCGACACGGAAGGCCGTCTCGCTGACGCTGAGGTTCGTATCGCCAGGCTGACCGCGCAGAAGCAGCATCCTGAGATTACGGACGAGGCTTTCGATGCCTTGTGCAAGGAAACCGACCCTGACGAGATCATCAAATGGGCCGATTCGTATGTTCAGTTCATGCCGAGCAAACCTGAAACGGGTGGGCATGATTCCGCCGATGGTTCCTCGCGTAACACGGGGAAACAGGCTATGAAAACCGCTTTGTCCAATTCCGCGCCGCATGTTCACGCTCCCGCTCAGGGTGACGCGAAGAGTGGCTACGAGTTTGGGCTTAAGCATTCGTTGATTAATTCCAAGAAGGAGTAAACCTATGGTAAACGCTATGGTTCATCCTGAGAACTTTACCGCGCCCCAAGATAAGCAGAAGTGGCTGCTGAACCGTATTACTGACGGTGTTAAGAAGGTCACTCTTGACTTGTCCACGTTCGTTGGCGGTGCAAACGAGTCCAAGTATTTCGCGTCCATCGACGATGAGAACACTGTCGCATACCTGTATTCCGGCATTCCGCTGGCTCGTATCAATAACACTAATAATTTTGGGCCGTATGATCCGACTGCAAAAGATGGCCGTCAGAATAAGGTTGCCGGTTTCCTTGAGTCTCAGGTCAAGGTCGAGTTCACCCGCAAGGGTTTGAAGGAACAGTATGTTGATTCCGGCTTGCGTTACATGGCCGTGATCGACAAGGGTGAACTGCCGGTGGCTATCAACGGCGCGAAGGTTGATGGGCTGATTCTGTCCTATGACGTCAGTGCCGGTTCCGATGTCGAACTGCTGTCCACTGTGACCGCATCCGGTTCCTATACTCTCCCCGCCGCATCCGCCAGTGCTCTTGGCGGCGTGAAGAAAATCGCCACTCCGTCCGAGGACACTGTGTCCGCTTTGAAGAGCGCTTTGAAGAGCGCCGGTATTTTCGGCTGACGGCCGTTTTAAACAATTATTTTCCAACCCGCCCATTGTGGCGGGTTTTCTTATATAGGAAGGCTTTTCTATGGCTCTGGTAAACAAGGATTTCATTACCCCTGCCGAAGCGTCCGGCATCGTGCTTGGCGCTTATCAGGGTGCCACTTCCGCTTTGCCGTTCGGTCAGATTCTGGCTGACATGAACAATCCGACTGGTGTCAACGTCAGCTGGGTTCCGAACCAGCCGCGTTTTGAGGTGGACACTATTGAGTACTCCGCATATGATGCCGAGGCGCCGTACGATGAGACTCACGCTGGCGGTAAGAAGATGTATACGGAGATGCTGCCGTTGCGTAAGCGTCACCGTGTGTCCGAAGAGGATATCGTAAAGGGTGTCGCTTCTTCGAGCTTCACCATCGACCCGGAAGTGAATGGTGTGGTTGCCACTCCTACCGCCGCTGATAATCTGCGTGAGGCGTTCGTGCGTCTTGGCAAGGAATTGGCGTTTACTTTGGAGATGTACCGTGTCGAAGCTACCGTTGACGCGAAGATTTCCCCGAAGTCTGGTTCCGCTTTCGATAATGAGTGGGATTACGCGCGTGATTCGTCTTTGACCATCAACAAGTCCACTGGTCAGACTTGGGCTGATGGCGGCGATCCGGTCCAGGACTTGCGTGACTGGGCCGACAAGATTGATGCCGTCGAAGGTGACGCTCCGAGCATCATGCTCACCACCAAGAAGGTGTGGCGTGCGTTGGCTAAGAACGCCGCGATGATTAAGTACTATTATCCGACCACCGCTAAGGCTTCACTGCCGAACCTGTTGAAAGATGACGAACTCAAGTATGTGCTCGTGCAGATGACCGACATTCGAGACGTAATCATCGTTGACGACATGTACAAGGATTACGCGCGTCAGATGAAGATTGAACTGCCGGGCAAGGTCAAGTCGTTCTTCCCTGAGAACACCGTGCTGTTGATTCCGGCGTTGGGTGACACGTCCATGGGCTACACCGCTTTTGGCCCGACCGCTCAAGCCAAGGAGAAGGCCGTGTATGGCATTACTCGTGAATATGATGCCGGTCCGGTCGGTGTCGTGCTGGATTCCACCGGCACCAATCCGGGCTATGAGGCGCTTGTGAACGCTTCCGCCCTGCCTGTGCTGGTCAAGTCCAACAGCACTTTGAAGGCAACTGTTCTGACCGCATGATCTAGGAGGCGCGTATGAGCACGTCAATCATCGACAACATCGACTGGTTGAAGTATATGCGCGTCTACGGTTCCGCCGACGCGGATTCATTTGAAGAGCATTTCGACACTGATTGGATTTCCGCTCAATGCCGAAAGGCCGCTCTCATCTGTTTGAGCGAATGCCCGATTGTCCGGACACGCTTGAAGAAGGGGCGCCTCTCTGAAAGTGATTTCGCGTCGGTCGTATGCGAAATGGTGTTGCGCGTAGTACGTTTCAACCGGTTCAAAACCGAAGCGAACGGTTCTTACTCGTACACGGAGCATGATCCGCAGCAGAATCAGCCTGGCTATGATCCAAGTCCCCGGCTGTTCTTGTCGAAAGCTGAGAAATCGATTCTGAATGGTTTCGCTGAATCCGCTGGCACGATGTCACACATCAGTCTTGGTTTCGACCCCGGTTATGGAGGTTGATGATGGCGTTTCTGTTTGACGATGATACGAATGAACGCCATTACCTCTACGAGGATAACCAAACCGATTACGGTGGTCAGAAACAGCTGTTCGACACGGATTATGTCGTTGTGATTCCTCGCAAGCATGTTCAGGACGCGCACGGCGGCCAGTATGTGCAGACTGGCGATCCCGTGAAGGTCATCTGCTGTGTTGAGGGTCGTGCGCAACAGGCTGGCATGTTCTCTATTTCTGGAGCTGAGGATAAGACGCCATCTTCGGATAACCCCGGCGGTTTGGAAGAGGTCACTCCTTTGCAGATTCTTGCGAGGGAATGGCCCGGTGACATTTATTCCCGGATCTGGTATAAGGGCGATTATTACGATGCCGACGGCGCTCCTACGTGGCGTGGGAGTGGTTCTCGTTTCTCCCGGCATTGGGAGGTTCGTGCACGTCGTGTTGTTATTGGCGATTATCTTGATGGCGGCATTTCCGAGCCTGAATGGGTGAAGGAGGTGGGCGGCGTTGGGAAGAGTCACGGTTCGACGTAGCGTCGCTACCGATATTGCGAAGATGTATGGGCCGGAACTTACACGCCGCGCCGCCGTGCATAGCGTGTCTGCCGTCCGCGCGAAGGCGAATGAGGCCGCTACGCATTCAAGCGTTGCGGATAGGATCGAGGTTTCCGTTCGCAAAGTCGGCTGGCATCATCAGATTGTCATGTCCGTCATGGGCCGTGATGGCACGCAGGTCGCTCCGCATTTGGAGTTCGGCTATTTCAACCGGTGGCTTGAGCACAAGTATGGGCCTCGTGATCCGAGAGCGCGTATTCCGGGAAAACATATCATGTTTGATTCGTTGAGTCGGGTGAGATTGTGACGGACAACATTTTTCAGCGTCTTGCCATTGACGTTCGTGAGTCAATCGATGCGGAACAGTTGGTTTATGAACTGTTGAATCGGGCGTATCCGTGCGAGGAGTGGCCTGATGTGAAGGTTTGCAGCGAGCTTGACTTGCCTTTGAACGCTTACGGTGAACGTGGACAGGTTCTTCTCTATTATGTTTCCGCTCCCGAACAGTTTGACCGTGGATTGTGGCGTTTCGGCGTGACGTTCACGGTTTTGGCCGCTGACTGTAATAATCCTCACGGTTTTGCACGTCACTTGTATAAGACGGTGCAGGGTTGGCCGTTCGAGGAGTCCACGACAGCTGGAACGGTCGGCACCGTGTCTGTGACGGCGCAGAAGCGGCAGTCTGATTCAAAAGAGAATCAAGGCAAGAACGTCAAGGAGTATGGGCTGTCGGCTGTTGTGACTGCCCGCGATTCGTTCAAGGCTTGACCGGTATCGGTCAAGCCTTTTCTTTTATCAATTTCAAGTAGAAAGGCACCATTATGGCTATTAATGCCGATGGTCTGATTCAGGCGTCTCGCGGTACGTTGTTCACGGCTCCCGCGAAGACCGCTCTTCCAACCAAAGTTTCCTCGTTCTTGTTGAACAGTGGCACTGTTGCCGCCGCTGGCAGCGGTTCCGTCGTGAATTGGGAGAATATCGGCCATACCTCCAACAACAACAAGATCAGCTTCAGCAAGGATGGCGGGGACACCACCACGAAGGACACGTGGCTTGTCGCCGGTGCGAAGAGTTCTACCGAGGCCCCGACCATCACCGTGTCCGGCGCGTCCGTGCAGGGTGATTCGGCCACCATCACGAAGGTCACTGGCGGTTGGGCCGGCGATCAGGGCGGCATCGTCGTGCCGTTGCAGCCCGTGGTGCAGCATCTGGCGTTGTTCGTTCTCGCCTACGATGATTCCGACAAGCTGAGCTTCGGATTGTATCTGCCGGAGACCGATTTCACGTTCGATAACGTCAGTCTCGCCGATGAGGATTTCGCGGAGTTCAGCTTCAATGCTGTCGTGAAATCCACTAGCGTGCTGAAGGCCGGTGCCAATGGTGAGGTTGGCGCGTACCAGATTTTCGCCCCGGAGACGTTCGTGTCAAAATAACCAGCCCGGATTCCAGTGGTAAGAATCCGGGTGATTCCTCCCAGACCGTATCGGGTTTGACCTCGAAGGACTGAGATTTCCTATTGCCCCCGCATGTACCCATCCGTGCGGGGGCAATTCTTTCCAACGATTGGCAGATGGGTTTTTTGATGGGGATTACAGATTATGGCTTCCAAAACTGATAAGAACACTGTTAAGACCGTTCCGGAGATTCCTGACACGCTGGCTGAGTTCGTCGAACAGCACGAGGAACTGGCCGGATGCCCTGAGTTCGTTCCGGCTCATGAGTTCTCCGTGGCGCAGACATGCGATTTCATGGTCGTCGATGCCGTGGCGTCCGACAGTTACGGCGTGTTCCGCAAGAAGACTTCCGATGATGTCGATTCAAGTCTGGCTATAGCCAGGATGGTGGCTGCCAGCGATAGTTTCTTCGAGAAGATCGCCAAGGACGTTGACGCCTACCACAAGTGGGTCACTGGCAGGACTCCGACTGTCCTGGTGCAGGTGTTCACGCTGCTTAACGCATTTTATGGCGCGTCCTTGGGAAAATCCGAAGCGTCAAGGACGCCTACCGGAAATGCAAAGTAGAGCTTACGTGTGATTTCCGTAGGTTCTACAATCTGAATCTTCCCGCCGCCATGCATGAGTATGACGGCGGTTTTCTTTTGACCCTTATCGGCGGGCTTGCCGGCTATGACGAGTCGTTGTATCGGGAATGGTTGCTGAACCATCCTGATGAGCGTGCCCGCGCCGAGTCCGAGAGTGATTCCGGTTTGAGTTTTCACGGGTTCACTCAGGATACGAGTCTGCTGTTGGGTATTTACAATCAGGTCGGCTTGCTGGTTTCCGGCACATTGCAGTTCAAGGACGGCAAGCATCCTGAGTTCAAACCGATTATGCCCCCTCACGCCGCCGATGGCGTTGATAGGCGTGTTTCCGCCAACTTCGAGTCGATGAAGGCGTTTCTGGGCATGTGATTGAAAAACAGGGGTTCTTATGGTGGAGTATCTCGCCGGTTCCGTTGGAATCGATATTTATCCGAATACCAAAGGGTTTGGCGAAGAACTCCGCCGTAAGCTCGCCCGGTACGCTGATGACGATTTCGATGTTCGTGTGACGCCTGACGTTGACATGTCTCGTTGGCGTGCGGCGAAAAGGCGTATCGAGGATGATGGCATCGTCCAGAATGTTGAGATTCGTGGCGATGACTCCGATCTGAAACGTGTTCTTCGGGACATTGATAAACGTAAAGTATCCCCGAAAGTCGAGCTGACCGACGCTTTGCGTGATCTGCGAACGATGCGCAAGCAAGTTCAGTCTTCCGACAAGGCCGTTTCCGCGATGAACAAGCGTATCGCCAATGGTGGTGACGCTTGGCGCAAGGTCACGCTGAAAAGCAAATCGTATCAGGATGCGGTGAAACGTAACACGCGGTTGACCACGGCGTATGCGAGCAAGCAGATCGACGTTTTGGATAACGTCAAGAAGCACATTCGCAGTATGCAGGATGCTATCGAGAAGGTCAAGCCTCTGGGCAGTTCCAACAATGTCTCGATGGCTCGCGCCAATCGTCTTGTCGAACAGCTTGACAATGCGATGCAGCAGTTGAAGCGCAACAGCAAGGCGAACATCCGTGTTGACGTCAACGATGTTTCCGAGGTCGTCAACGTTCTTGAGAACGTGTCCAAGCGTCTGAAGCAGATCGATGGGATGGACGCCCACGCGAAGGTCTATCTCGACGGCGCGAAAAGCATGGAACGCGAACTGGAAGCGTTGAAGCGGAAATTCCGCAGTCTTCCGAATGACATCGAAACGGATTACAAGTCAGCCATCGACAAGCTGAATCTTGCTGCGTTCCATGCTGGCAAGGATAAGAACTACCACTATGAGGTCAATCTTGATTTGGATGTGACCCGTGCACGTGAGAAGGCCAAGAAGCTTCAAGAAGATTATAAGAAGCTTGAAATGGACATCGACCTTAAAACGGCTGGTGCCCGCGCCCATCTTGCCATGCTCACCCGCCCGCGTTCCGTCGAGATTTACGCGAAACTCCATGCCACTGATTTCGGCAAAATGCTGGATGGTATGACGTATGGCGCGACTGGTCTTCGCGCCGTCAACAACCAATTCCAGAAATTCGTGAATTTCATGGACTCGTTGGATGAGAAGGTTCCATTCTTCTCCGCATTGGGTACCGTGTTCGCCGGTGTTTCCGCTGGCGCTATCAACATGTCCCGTAGCGTGCTTGGTGTCGGCTCTTCGATTGTTTCCATGTCGAAGGCCGCATTGGCGGCTCCTGCCGCTCTTGTCGGATTGGGTGCCGCCTATGCGTCCGTGAAGATGATTTGGGGCGAAAAGGGCGCCACTTGGAGCGAGCAGATCGACATTGCATCCACAAAGTTAGGCAAACTGTCCGACAGTGTGGTGAACGCGTTCTACGGTCAGGCGCGTCCAGCAATTCGCGGGTTGGCTGATTCCATTGCCGACACGTTGATTCCCCAAATGTCAACTCTTGCCGACCATGAGGGACGAATCGTCGTCGGCATGACCAAGATGGTCAAGGAAGCCGATAAGACAAGCGTCGTATCCAGCATTTTCAACGATGTGAATAAGTCGTTGACTTATTTGGAACCGGGTGTTGAGAGCCTTGTCAAGGCTTTTCTGAATCTTGGCGATTCAACTAGCCAGTATCTTCCTCGTGCCACACGGTATGTGAGTGAGCTTGCGGATCAGTTCACACGTTGGGTTGATAATGCTCGCGCGTCCGGTGAGATTGAGAAGTCGATGCAGCGTGTCATTGAACAGGCTGGATATTTGAAGAATTCCGTGAAAGCGCTCATGGGTATTGCTTCCGGCTTGTATTCCGCTTTGGCTGAGGACCAGAATGGCATCCAAAGCTTCTCCAAGGAGTTGCAGAAGGCGGATAAGGCTGTCAATTCGGCAAAGTTCCAAGACACGTTGAAGTCGTGGGCTGTTGGCGCTAAAGTGGCGCAGTCCGCGATGCGTGATTCATTCTCCGAGATTGGTGACGCTGGCTATTCTTTGCGGCATACCGTGGGAAATGTTTTCGGTGATGCCGGTAGGACGATTGCTTCGTTCACGAAGAATGTGAGCCGCCTGTTGAAGAACAGTAGCGGTGGTATTTCCGATTTTTCGTCTGGCGTTTCCAACGGATTTCAGAAGGTGTTCAACGCTGTTGGCGATGTGAGTCCGATGTTCAGCCAGTTGCTTTCGACTGTCGGGCAACTGTCTAAGACGTTCGGCGGCACATTGGCTGCTTCTCTTCGTGCTTCTGCTCCGCTGATTCAGGCTATCGCTACCGCCGCCGAGGCTGTGGCTAAGGCTTTCAGCGCGTTGCTGCCGGAACCGATTCAGGCCGCGTTGGGCGTGTTCGCCACGTTCGGCAAGGCTGGCAAGACCGCTTTGGACACGGTGAAGCTTGCCGTGGTTGAGAACACGATGAAGTCGTTGCAATGGCAGAAGGCTTTGATGGAGTTGGGTGTGACTTCCGCCGGTACTGGTGTGACGTTGAAGAATGTCGCTCAGGGGTGGGTGGCGTCTAATCCCGCTGTTTCTAAGTTCGTGTCGAATGTCGGCTCTGCTGAGGGCGCGATGGGCAAGGTGAAGGCTGTTGCGTCTGGTTTGGGTGGGATGCTTGCGTCTACGGTTTCCAATCCGGTGACTTGGGGCGTGGCTGCCATTACGGCAGCAGTCGCAGCGTATTCCGATTACAATGCGAAAGCTCAGGCGACTGAGCGTGCTTCCGAGAATATTGCGACGGCGTTGGGTAAGATTCCTGATTCGGCCGCCGAAGCTTCCGGCGCGTTATCTAATGTCGCTTCCGCGATTCGGGATGCGTTCAAGGACGGTAATTATGCTGAGACTGGTTGGAGCTGGTTGGATGATTGGACAACTGGATTCAAGAATACTGCCGAAGCCGCCGACAAGCTTGGTGTTTCGACCACTGACCTGAGCAAGGCTGCGAGCGGAAGTACGAAGGCTTACAACTCGATGATGAATCAGTTGAAGGCCACATATGATGCTCACAGCACCTATTCGGCTACCGCGACGCAGAATTACGGTAATGAAGCTGGTGCAGCCAAGAAGCTTATAGCAGTAATGGAAAAGGCGCGTCAGCAGTACATCGATAATGCGGAAGCGACATCCGTTGCGAATGGTCATGCTGCCGGCTATGCGAAGAGTTTGATCGAGATGGGTGAGGATTCCGATTCGGTTTCCATTGCCATTGCGACTCAATCTCAACGTCAGCAGATGTTGAACAGTGCCACTCAGAAGTACAACGATATCGTCAACAATCAGCGTACCGCGCAGCAGAACGCTTTGAGTGTCGCAACGGAATATGGTCAGATTTACAACGGTTTGGGTGATTCCATCCAACGCATCAAGGATTTGGGCGTACAGAACGTTTGGGACAGTGCCGCAGACTCGTTCAATAACATGACCGAGGCTGGACAGTTGGCTCAAACCAGTTTGCAGAATCTCGCTACGACAGGCCATGATTGGCTTGAACAGTTGGTTGCTTCCGGCGCGTCAACCGATGAGGTGAATGCGAAACAGCAGGAATTGTCAACACAGTTCTACGAGACGGCGAAGGCGATGGGCGTCCCGGAGTCGGAGATTCAGAAACTGCAACAACTGTATGGGTTGACTCCTGAAGAGGTCAAGACATTGTTCAAGACCGAAACGGAACAATCGAAGCAGAATCTGACATCCTACTTGTCTGATTTGCGGGCATTGTTCCCCGGCGAGGGCAATACGGCCATCTTCACCACGGTCCTTGACGGCATCAACAGCGGAGCATTGTCCAGCGCGGATGAGGTTCAATCAACCGTGAACAATCTCATGAACAATGCGAGCACAGACGGTTCAGGCAAATACACCATCGTGTTGGACGCAGACGGCAATCAGGCCGTTGTCGCTACCGATGAGGTCAGGAAACATGCCGACCTGTTCAAGAAAGGCACTGATGGCAATGGCTATACGACCAATCTGAAGGCTTCCGATCTTGCTTCGATGACCATTGACTATTTGAAAGGCGACGCCAACGCCTACGGTTCGTTGAGACCCACCGCGTCACTCGGCGCGAGGGACAACACCCAGCCTGCGAAACGCAGTGCTGAGCGCACCGCGAACCAGTGGAATGGAAGCACGTATAACGCACAGTTCGGTGGAAATATTTCCGGTGGCTTCTGGGGAATGCTCGGCACTTTGTGGAGCGAGGGCAGAAGCTGGGCGAGCAGGACGTTCAACGCTATTTTCGGAGTCAAGAAGAGGCGTGCGACAGGCGGTAGCGTTGAAGGCGATAATGTGACACGAACCGGCAGGATCGTCGGGCGCGGAACGAACACGAGCGATTCCATCGCTTTGAACGATTCCACTGACGTGTCCACCGGTGAATATGTCGTACGTGCCGCCGCAGTGCATAGCATGGAAGCCCTGTACGGCAAGGGAGTGATGAGCGCCATCAATGCGAGCGGTGACATCCCAAGCCAGTATTTGAAGAACGCGCGTCGTATGACTCGTGTTTCGATGCCTTCCATGGTTTCGGACTATTCCGCAGGCTCTTCCGAAGATGTCAAGTTTGAAAGCGGCCCTACATACAACATCACGCAGAACTTCCAATATCCGACCATCACGCCAATCTCGGTTCAGACGAATCAGAAGTTGGACAAGGCTGCGATGATCGGCATGTGAGAGGGGAGTATCGTGGCTTTTTCCACGTGTTTCTACAAGTTGAATAATGTTCCTCTTGATTCGGAGAACTGCATCGTCACTGTTGGTTCGACATTGTTGAGCGCCATCAGTGTTGACCGTACCGTTTCGACGGTTCCGCAACGGCATGGTTCTATCCCTTCCGGCATGACGCCTAGGTTTTCGGAACGTCAATTGTCGTTGCAGGTATGCGCGTGGGAGCCTGATGTGCTTGGTGAATCATCCAGGCTGATGCGGTTATGCACGATGCCGAATCTTGTCATGAGTCGGATTGTCGATGGTGTCGAGCAGCGTACCCGTGTCGAGTTGACCTCTTTGAGTCCTGATGATTCCAAGAGTCATCCGAACAGGTTTGTTCCGTTCACTGCCGTGTTCGCCATGCCTGACGTGTGGTGGCGTTCCGTTACGCATGAGACCGTCTCACTGCCTTTGAACGGCGGGAAGGTCATGTCCGGTGGTTCGGTGATGCCGTCCGCCGGATACTACACGTTCTGGCAGGGCGTTCCGAACGCTAGTCCGAGTGTGCTTTCCACTCAACTTCCGTATAGTTGCGGTGACGCTCCCATAACAGACATGGTGTTTCGTTTCCCGAAAGGTGTGACGGGCATAACGGTGAAGGATACGGTATCCGGTACCGGTATCACATGGTCTGGCACGCGCGTGGATGCTCGGCCTTACTTGTATTTGGATGCGGGATCGTTGACTGCATGGAGTTCCGATAGTGATTCCGCATGGTCTGGCGGTTCTCAGAACGAGACAGTCGGATTGGATTATCTGCCTTCCGGTAGGTTGCAAGTCAATCCTGATGTTTCTGGTGACTACAGGATTGCAGTTAAGGCCACTGGTTCCGGGAATGTGGCGTGCAGGTTTAAGAGAAGCTGGTGGTGATTTCCACTGGCTTCTTTCTTTTTAAGTTGAGGGATGCTTATGGGTAAGACTCTAAAATCTCGTCTTGTCGCATATCAGGCCAATGGAAGCAAGCTTGGATTGCTGCCTGAGCCGACTTCCTATACTGTGTCGTTCACTCATGATGCTGTAGGTGCTTTGACCGTCAGCTATTCGCGTAAAGCTTTGCGTGGTGAGATTCTTGACCGGCGTCTTGAAACCGGCTTGGAAATCGCCGTGGAAGTGTCTGATGGTGGACGCTGGATTGAACCGTATAATGGCCGGTTTGTTATCGCTTCACGTTCAAGGAATGCTCTGGACGTATCCGACACGGTGTCGTTGACCGGCGTTTCCTACGGGTGGCTGTTGAAGAAGGCTTTGAATCTGGACACGTCCAGATTGGAGACCAGCGGCGACGAGAAAGGCACTCGTAAATTCGCGAACGCGAACGCTGGCACGATCATGCGCACGTTCATGGATGAGAATTGGAATCGTGGCGGCGTGAAAGTCGATTGCAGCCGGTTCACTTCCGGTGCCGATTCCGCTGGCAAACAGTGGGGCTACATGCTGCCGAGCATATATTACGATCTTGGCATTTCCATACAGGACGTGTTGGATTCGCTGGTGAACAACGGCTTATGCGATTGGCGTACCAATGCCCGGCAACTGCTGTTATGGAACGCCGATAGCGTCGCCGTCTGCCGTGACTTGTCCAAATCGTGTGTGGTGACGCTTGCTCAGGATGTGTCGGAGGCTCCCGATGACGAGAGTATCGACGGGTTGGCTTCCTCGATCCTTGTACGTGGCGACAATATTAATTTCCGGCAGGATAATCCGAACGCCCCGAAGCCTTGGGGCGGTTGGGAATTGTATTCAAGCCAACAGGGTGTGAACAAGAAGGAGACCGCCGAACATCTCATCAAACCGACGTTGGCTAACGCGGCTAGGGTTCGTGGACAGTACACGCGATCCGTGAACGTGGTCGAAGTGTCTTGTCTGCCGCTCATCGATTACACGATAGGCGATTGGATTACCGCGCCTACAGTGGCGAACCGTGAGAAGGTCCGTGTCCAACAGGTCACGTTGCAACTCGACTCGACTGGGTTCAAGGCTTCGCTGATTCTGAACGACAAGAATTATGATTCCTCGGTTCGTTTGACGAAGCGTATGAACGGTATTACCGGTGGTGCTCATTTGGGTGGCGCGTCTGGTGCGATTCCGGCTCCTGAAAAGGACCATCGCGTGCCGAAGGCTCCGCAGAATCTGTCGGCCAATTCCGATGCGTACATCAATGTGAACGGGTATGCGCGTGGTATGGTTACGGCCCGTTGGGATGATGTGACGTTGGCGACTGATGGCACCGCCATGGACATCACGTCGTATGCGGTCGAATATCGTGTGAACAAGACTGGGCATGAGTGGCATTCCGCTGGCACGACCACTGAGCATACGTTGTCTTGGTCGAATCTGGATTGCGGTGTTCAGATTCTTATCAGAGTGCGTGCCGTTCCATCGTATTCCGACCAGATGGGCGAATGGTCCAGCGTGTTCGCGTTGACTGTCGCCAAGGACACGACACCGCCTCCGGTCCCATCCAAGCCGATCCTTTCTTCCGAGTTGGGCGTGGTTTCGGTTGCTTGGGATGGGAAAACCGCTGATGGTGGTTCCATGCCTATTGATTGGGATAGGAATATTCTCGGCGAACGTTTGGCTGATGGCGGTTTCAGGGAGATCGCGGCCGTCGCGACCGGTATCGGCGATTATGTTATTACTGGTTTGACGGCTGGCTCTTCGCACACATACGCTTTCCGTGCTGTCGATCATGCTGGTAATCGTTCCGACTGGTCGGCAGTCGCCTCGGTGACGGTGGCTTCGGCTGTCTCGCCTGAAGAGGTCAAGCAGATTCAGAAGGATTTGGCTGACAATCAGACGGCTTTGAAGGATAACACCGCGAAGCTGGATCAGGCGCGGAAGGACATCCAGTCCAACAAGTCTAATCTTGATGCGGCGAATCAGACGCTCGCTCAAGCCAAGACCGACCTATCGCAGGCGCGGAAGGACATCGCGCAGACCAAGAGCGACCTGACCACGGCGAACGGCGAAATCTCGAAGGCCAAGGAGTCGGCTGCGCAGGCATATGCCGAAGCCCACAGCAAGAACCATACGTTTCGCGGGCCCGACGAGCCGGACGCCTCCAAAGGGCTGATCGTCGGCGACCTGTGGCTCAAGACGCAGAAGTATTGGACGAGGTGGAAAGGGGAGAAGAACGCAAGCCCCTCACTGCTTGCCGACTTCTACACCTACTGGACGGGTGCGCCGAATAACAGTCCGAGCGTCTTGGTGCCCTTGTCCGATCGTGTGATTGACACGCTTGTCTGGGATGGTGCCGCTTGGAACCACATGGGCTATGCCGACGTGGAGCGCAATGCCGACGAAATCGCTCAGGCGAAGTCCGACATCGCGGACAATGCCGCTAAGACAACCGACGCCAAGAAGACCGCCGAGAATGCCGCTGCCGCAGCGAAGACCGCGCAGGGTACGGCAGACAGTGCGAAGAGCGCCGCAGGCACGGCCCAGTCAACGGCGGATGCCGCACAGACTGCCGCTAAGAGTGCCACCGCGACCGCAGGTCAGGCCAAGGATGCGGCCAATGCAGCTCAGACCGCCGCCGAGAGCGCGAAGAAGACCGCAGGCAACGCGGAGACACTGGCCAACACGGCCAATGCTTCGGCCAATGCGGCCAAGTCCGACGCGGCTTCGGCCAAGACGGACGCTTCGGATGCGAAGGACACCGCCTCAAACGCTTCGAGCGTGGCAACGCAGGCCAAGGCCACCGCAGACAGCGCGGCCCAATCCGCCACCGACGCGGCCACCGCCGCAAGGAAGGCGAACACGGCTGCCGCTGCCGCCGCTGGCGTGGCCAATGGCAAGGCCGACGTGCTGATTCAGAGCACGGCGCCGGCCACGTCGATGCGCAAGGCTTCGACCTTGTGGATTGACACGACTGGAGGCTCGAACACGCCGAAGCGCTGGAATGGCAGTGCTTGGGTGGCTGTGACCGACAAGGCCGCCACTGATGCGGCCAATGCGGCTGTCAAGGCCAATACGGCTGCGAAGACCGCGCAGGATACCGCCGACAAGGCTGCGACTGCCGCAGCTAACGCAGCGTCTCAGGCCAATCAAGCCAATGCGGCCGCCAAGAAAGCGCAGACCACTGCTGATGGTAAGAATCTGATCTACCGTGGCCCTGACGAGCCGAATCATGATGGCTTGAAGCCGGGGGACATGTGGTGGAGGACGCAGAAATATTGGACCCGCTGGAAGGGTGAGAAGAACAATTCGCCGTCCATGCTGGCCGATTTTTATACGTATTGGACGGGTGCGCCGAATAACAGTCCGAGCGTCTTGGTGCCCTTGTCCGATCGTGTGGTGGAAGTCCTGACGTGGGACGGTACGAGATTCGAGCCATTCGACCTCGTGGCGAACAACATCCTCGCGTCTGGCACGGTGGCCGCGAAGCATCTTGCCGCCGACTCAGTGACGGCGGAGAAGGTCAAGGCCAATGCCATCACGGCGGACAAGCTCGCAGCAAACAGCGTGACCACTGAAAAGCTGGTGGCTGATGCGGTGACCGCCGCGAAACTCGCCGCCAACTCGGTGCAGGCGCGGAATATAGTCGCACTGGCCATCACGTCCGACAAGATTGCAGCCAATTCCGTGACCACGGGCAAGCTGAAGGTCACGGAGGATATGACCGTGGCGCTCCTGAATGTCCATAAGATTCAGGCGGGCGACATCGTGGCTGGCGCCATCACGACAGACAAGATTGCCGCCAATGCGGTTAACGCGGACAAGCTCGCGGCGAATTCGGTGAACGCTTCGAAGATAGTGTCAGGAGCGATCACTGCCGACAAGCTGGCGGCAAACAGCGTGACGGCTGTCAAGATCGCGGCTGGCACTATCACGTCCGACAAGGTGGCGGCGGGCCAGTTCCGAGGCTACGTCTTCACCGGTGCGATATTTCAAAGCTCCGAGGCGGCGAACACTGGCATGAAGCTCAATAGCACGGCTTTGCGGATGTGGGATTCGAGCCATAACCAGACCGTCTACCTGGACGGTGAGGGGAAGAGCAATGTGCTGACCGGCACGTTCCAAACCCGTGTGAGCGGGCATCGCGTGCGCATCAGCCCCGACTACCATTCGTATGCGATCAGCGGCTCGGAGACGTTCGTTGGTGACGGATTGGAATTCCCCGCATACAACGGTTCCACCGCCTACTACAGTCATCCAGCCATCGCATCGGTCATCCAGTCGAATCAGGTCGGCTCGATGGGCGAACTGGACTTGTGGAGCGGACACGTGAGCAAGAACGATCCCGCCGCGTTCATGTCTCTCAGATCGAAGCCGCGCAAGAAAGGCGGTACCGGCAGCGGCGGCGTCACATCCAGAGTGCATGCCGTGGCGAACACGGATTACGACGAGCCGGACGAGAGCAAGAAAAGCAGCGCTTACCTCACTCTGTCCGGCGATAGCGCGAACGGTTCGGAGTGCTGGCTCGGAGCGCAAGACGCGAACGGCGAGGTCGGAGTCGGCGCGAACATCGGCACCGGATACCTGCATCTCGGCGGCTATCTCGGCGGCATCACGAACCGTTTCACGTTCCAGGCCCAGGCTGCGTGGAAGGCGTGGTATCCGAATCCCGGCTCGAAGATTGCGACCGGCGCTTCCATGCAAGTCGATTGCACGTTCAGCCCGACGAAATACGGCCACTATTACGTCGTCGCGAACGCGGATTCGCAATGGGCGGGCATCATCGCGCACCCGATGAACACGGGCGGCCAGAGCGGCTTCACATTGAAGCTGTATAACGCCGACCAGCCTTGCCCGGTGGATGTTTACGCGGAATTCCTGGCTTATTTGGTCAAATGATTGGAGGAAATGTTGTCAGCGACTTTCGAACAGGATGAGAACGGCTTGTGCATCATCCGCTGCGATCCGCCGGTGAACGGGTCGGACAGTTTCGTCTTCCGGCCTGAGGTGATCGCATCGTGGAAGGCGCTGCTCGGATTGGCTTCGACCCGTGAGGCGGTAGCGGCGATCATGCAGGGCAAGGAGGATACAAGCCGATACGACCATGCCACCGGCAGGGGCGTGTGGACTGGAGCGTTCGAAGCGTTGGAATCCGCTTTGACGGATTCCGCGACCGGCGTGAGCATGATGTCCGACGATGGGGAAGTGTTGAATGACCCGCTGACCGCCGCACGCAACAGGACGCGTGAGGGCATGAATCTTCCGGTCATGTCGAATGAGACCGACGCGCGGATGTGCGCCGCATTGACTGCTGACGGTTCCGGTGTGGAAGCGTCCAGCGGCATCGATGTGGCCTGCACGCGGGATGTCGAGGGATTGGATGCCTTCCTTGAGGATGAATCCAGTCAGGCGATGCTGGACGAGTGCGAGGAACGCTTCTACGAATCGCTCATGCCAAGACAAAACCAACAGAATTAAGGAGATTGATTATGGCCGATGTGACCACTGAGACCACTACCGATACCGCGCCTGCCGTGACGCCCGCCGAGCCGTCTGGCGTGCTTGATTTGCGTCCGCCGAAGGAGTCGGTGCGAGCGGAATTGTGCCGATTGGGATTGGAGTTTTCCAGCGCTGACGGCACCGCCGAATCTTGGCGCGACTATCAGCGTGGCGTGCTCGCCACGTTCGACGATTCCGGCACGTCCGTCACGTTGACGGACGTGAAGACGAATCTCGGCCGCACTTTGACGCTCGACGGGCTTAAGGCCGTTACGCGCATCGACACGATGACCGCCGCCGACTAGCCACTATTTTTCATCCAGTTTTTCAACCCCTGCAATCCACGCGGATTGCGGGGGTTTCGTATTTAAGGAGACATTTTGACTCAGCAGATTCCAGCCGACGCGAACGACGTCATCGACACGCTCTCCGCGAAAATCGGCACACTCAACAAGCAAATCGCAATCCTGAACAGCCAACTCACAGCAGCCATGAAACTGATCCCGCAGGATGTGCTCGACAGTCTCGATAAGGGGGATCATGCAGAGGATTAACTGGTTTCCCAATCCACGGTTCGACCGTAACGGCGCCTCGCTCGGCGCGTGGGGCATCAACTACGCGAAAGACATGCCCGGTGACGGCACGCTCCGACCGTCGCACTCTCAGGGGTACGACGAACTGCACGTCCCCGAGCTGAACCCCGGCGCCAAGTACGTGTTTAGCGTCAGGTCAGAGAACGGCAGAGGCTCTGTCATGCTCGTCATCGGCAAACAGTACTCCTCGCAAACCGTCCCGGACAGCAACGGGATGATCGTCGTCCGGATCACCGTGCCCGCAACGGGCAGCCAGAAGGAAAACCGCGTCATGTTTTATCTCCAAGGAGTGTACTCGCAACCCCAGTTGGAGCTCGCCTCGGCGTATGACGCGGCGCTCGGGGGGGGGGTATCCTCGCTTCTTCACCGGCGACACCATGCCGCGCGCATAGGAGCGTCCGTCGGGCGGGTGATGTCCGATGATGGTCACGAACCTATGCACGAGCCCATCCTCGACCATCACCCTGAAAGCCGACAAGTGGGTGAATATCACGACCCTTCCGAGCGTGAATAGGGCGACATATCAGATCAGCGTCGAGGTGAACGTCACAGGCGGCACTATCTCGATAATCGGAGCGGATGGCGACATCAACGCAAGACAACGTGTCAGCTACAAGATGATCATCAACAATACCAATCCGATATCAATGAGTTATCACGTCAAGTCAGGCAATCCGACCGTCACCGTGACGGAATATGCTCATCTGCACGCTGGCGGAATACAAGGCGAACAAGGCCCTGCTCGACAGCATCAAATATTTCGACGGGGATACGATGCCGCGCGCCTGACCCTCTTGGGGGTGATGGCATGAGTCTGATAACGAATCTGATTCCGAATCCACTCTTTATGCTCCCGAGCAGTACCATCACAACACACGATGCGACCGTGCAGCATGTTGACCCTGATGGCATACGCATTACGCCAAACAGCGGTGCTGTCAATCCTCTTGCCAAGATTCGACTGTGCGAACCGGTTTCCGGTGATTTCCATTTGAACTTCTGGATTTTCCAAGTGCCAGAAGATAGCCAATGGTATGAGAATGGTATCTGCTACGTATCCAACGTAACAGAGAATAGTGGAGCCCTGTTGCATCATGACAATACGGCCGGAACGGCATTCCTTGGTTTTGATTTCCACATGGATGACATGCAATACGTCCAGTTGAAGTGTCCGTTGAATCATCCGCTGCATTTCTCGGCAATCAATCTGATGACACAAGCGGATTGGAAGGAATACAAGAAGTTCCCAGACTTGGGAGCACTGTACGGCGACCTCATGCCACGGCAAAACTGATTTTTAAGGAGATGTAATGTGCTGCAGAATTTTCTAGCCGGTTTCGGGGGTGTGGGTGGCGCGTGCGCCGTCATCACCCTGCTGCTTAAAGTCTGGCCGGGCGCTTTGGACGCGTTGGCGACAGGATTGTATTCGCACGTGCAACCGGAACGGTTGCCATACGATTCGCCGCTCTCGCAGCATTTCGCAAAAACACGGACTTTGGGAGAGCGGACATCGAAAATCGACGACCGCATGGACGAACTCTGCCGTGACACGATCAAAAACACGATCATCAGCCTGATCTACGGCGACAAGGACA